AAATACTAGATATCAACCACTAGCTTCTTTCTTGCCATTTGGAATGAGATTCGAAGAGGGGGATGAAATTTCTAAAATGATTGGTTTAGCCAAAGGTTATGTCCCTAATTTTGCAAGAGAAAAAATAATCGCTGCCGCATTTAAAACCAAAAAAGGTAATATTTTTACTGGCTCATATCATGGCGCAGCATATGAAAAAATTCCAGAAGGAGAAAATATTGATCTTATAGATGGATTTGTCACTAATTCTGGAAAATTTGTAGACAGAAAAGAAGCTGGTTTAATAGCTCAATCCGCTCATCAATTATATAATAATGGAAACAATAGGAAAGCATTTGCATCGAATAACTATAAATTAGACACAGCGTTTTTGCCTCTTCCTCAAGAAAAATATCGTAGCCGTGGATATATTCCTAATTTCTCTGGGCTATCTCAATCTATATCTAGAGAAAAACAAATGACAGGCTTGCCAGTCTCTCAGATAATGGCTCATTTTGATGGCAAAGGAAATCCAATTGCTGTAACAAATAAAAGAGATGAGCCAAATGGCCTAAAAGATGTGCCGAATTTTGCCCCGCCAAGAGGAGGAGGTAGAGGTGGAGCTAGAGGTGGTAAGGGGTCATCATTAACTCCTGAAAGGGCTATTATTTTAACTCAGGTATTAAATGTAATAGCTGGAGCGGTAGAAGCTGGAGTTAATGTAGCTGCTCAAAATGAATCTATTTCCCCCGAAACAGCAAGAACTGTTAGTTTCGCTGTGGCTGGTATTAATGCTTTGATTGGGATATCTGCTGGCCTTAAGTCTGTCGGAGGATTTAAAAAAGCTACTGGTCTTCAACGAACTGCTGCCATAGGTTTGCCATTAGTAGCGGCGGCGGCAACTGCTGGAGTTGGGTATCTTGGGTCTGAATCTTTAAAGAAAAACATTTCTCAACAAAAAATCCAAAGAGAATCCGAAAGGGTAGCTCAACAATTTTCGGATCTAACAAATAGTACTCAAGAACTTAGTGACACTTTGTCTAAATTGGATGCTGCTTATAAAGATGTGTCCACAAATCCAGACGAGTTGCTTAAATTAACAAAAAAATCTACAGAACTTACAACTAAGATTTCTAAAACAAACCCTCAGTTGTCAGCTAAATTAGCTGCTGAACCAAATCTTGGTCGTCGCATAGACTTAATACAAGAAAGTAATAAAGAAGCGACAAGCCAACAAACAGTAGACCAAGAAATCTTAAAACTCAGAAGCCAAGGAAAAGTTTCTAATAAAGAATTAGAATCTTCTTTTAATCGTTTGATAGGTGGAGTTGGAGAAGATATTTTTAAAACTAAAGAAGGGTCTGTCACAGAAGCTAATTTGCCAGAATTTTTAAAAAAGAATAAATTAGAAAATTTATCTAAGTTTTTTGACGAGCAAGATAAAGAAGTACAATCCAAATTAAGACCAGCTTTTACTAAAGCTCTTAACAGCCAATTAAAATTAAATAACGAAGCTGAAAAATATAATAAAGAAGTAATTAGAATTCAAGGAGACCTATTTAAATCTAGAAAAAAGGTCCAAACAGAAAAAGAGCTTAGAGATATAAATTTAGCAGGAAAAATTTCTAACATAGAATCGTTACAAGATTTTGCTCAAAATTTTGGATCGAGGGCTGCTATTTCAGCTAAGGTTGACGCATATAAAACTATTGAAGGATTGAAGCCGACTAATCAATTTAAACAGGCTATAAATACACAACTCAGAAATGGAAATTTTTCACCTGAAATAACTAGAAAATTATCTTCTATAGAAGGCCCCGGAGATGTAGCAAAAAAACAATTAGAAGAGATAGCTGCTACTAAAAATTTAACCGAAGAACAAAAAGAGGGTATTAAAAAATTAATAACTCAAAATCAAACTTCTACTGATGAATTAAAAAAGATCTCTGATATTTCAGAAATAAATAAAAATAATCAATTAAGATTATTAACGATTCAAGAAAAATTGGGTTTTGGTGGAGGAATTAAAACATCTATAGACGCCAAATCAAGAGTAGAATCTATCAATGCGCCACTCAGAGGAGCTTTAGAATATCAAATTGGAGCGCAATTAGGTTCTCCAAGATCAATGATAGCTGGCCAAACAAATTTCTTAAAATCTATCCAAGGGCTATATCCCGGCTTAATAGATAAAACTGGAGGGTTAGCTATGGCTTCTCAACGTTTATCTGCTTTGAGAATGGGTGACCTTCAGCTTGATTTGATGAAAAATGCTGCCACTGCCGGAAGAATGGGAATGCCTGATGTAGCTGCCGAGTTAATGAAGAAGGCTTTCGATCCAAAAGCTTTGGCGGAAATAGCAAAAACTCAAACTGAAACTGAACTTCAAACTGGAAAAACGCCAACTGAAATTTCTAATGAATTAAAATCTGCATTTGATTATTTTTCACAATCATTAAATGAAACATTCAAAGGAGAGGCAGAAATAAGACAAAAAGAGAAAGACGTAGCTCAACCTTTAGAAACAGTCACTAAAACATTTGAAAATTTTCAAAGTGATTTAACTAAGAAAATAGAAGCAGCATTTCAAGAAGCATTTGGAAAAAATGGGGTAGAATTTAAAAACTCTACAATTGAAGCCCCAAATGCTACGGTTAATGTTTCATCTGCGGCTCCAGCACAATCAGCGTCGAGTGGCGCACAACAGGCGGAAGCTAATAAAGCGAGCATGGGTGGTTTTAGTAAAGGATTTATTCCTAGTTTTTATAACCCCCTAAGGGAGGCAATACAACGAGAAAATAAATACGTTCCATTTAATTCTATAAGAGTAAATAAGAGTGATAAATTAATAAATCCAAACAATCCTTTTGGATTAGCAGTTACAAATACTTTTGATGAACCTAACGGTTTAGCTAGTATAGGTTTAGCTTCTGGAGGTTTTGTTCCAAATTTCGCAGCATTTGGTTCTAGGGCCGCCTCTGAAGCGAGAAACAACGCTAGGCTTGGAAAACTATATGTTTGGGATAATATAGACAATGGCTTTAGAAAAGTTAATCCAAGCGGAACAGTTGACGCTAATTTAATAGATCCAAAAGATTTACCAAAAGGAGCCAGAACAATATCAACTGAGCTTTCTCAAGGAGGAGGAAAAAAATCAATAATTCCATTAAAAGATCCAAAAGTTACTAAGCTTGATGAATTAAGTCTTCCGGGCATAGCAAGATCTCAACCTATAGATAAAATTCTTTCTAGATTAGACAGGCAGGGAAGATTAACCCCTAAGAATTTATTAACAGAAATTAATAAAGTTTCTGGAGGAAAAGATGTTGTTGTTAAAACAGGTTTCGGAGAGTCTAATGTTCAAAGTAAAGGTGTTTATGGATTAGGCGGAAAATTATCTACCGCTGATGCAAGATCTATTATCGGGAAATACACTAGAGGAACTGGCAGTGGCTTTTTTACTCAAGAAAAAGTTCCAACATATTACAATGAATTAAGAGTCCATGTCGCAGTAGACGACAAAGGAAATATAAAAATAATAAAAGGAGGAACAATTTTAAAGGCAACAGGATTTGATCCCTCTGCTGGTCCTTCTGTAAAAGCTTATACAGACGCAGGTCTTTCTAAGAATGAAGCTATTAAAATGTCTAAATCTTTTAGAAGATCTGCTGAAGCTTCAGCTTTTGACGCTATAAGAACTTTAGTAAAAACTAAAGGAGTAAAAAATGCATTCTTTGGAGTAGACGTAGGTGGAACCACTTTGCAATCAGCTTTAGATGCTGGTGTTAAAACTAGAGAATTTTATTCTGGGGGAAGAGGCAGAGTCGGCACTATTGTATTTGAAGTAAATCCTAGCGATAAAACTGGATCTACCGGATTTATGGGCAGAGGTTTATCTGAAAAATTAGTAAAAAATATTTTTGGTCAAAAACCTGCTCCTTCAGGATTAACAACAGGTTCACCTGCGATAGGAATTAATCCGACAGGAAATCCAACGTATCCTCCGATAATAAGACCATCGCTATCTCCTTCTGGGGCTCCATTAGCTTCAGGTCTTCCCGCTGGATTTAGCGCTAAACCAAGTTTAGCCTCTTCTATTATAAATACTGTTAAAAATCAAGCTACGTTAACAAAAAATTCATTAGTAGCGGGATTCCAAAATATGGCTGGTAAAGCTGGTACTTTTGCAACTAATTTACCAAATATAGGTAGTGGATTAGGCTCTAAATTTTCAGGATTGGTTAGTGGAGCGAAAGGTTTAGCTGGAAGCGCAGGTTCTAATTTAATGTCGTTTGGAAGAAATGCCTTAGGAAAAGCTGGCACTGGCCTTACAATAGCTGGTTCTTTAGGTTTAGGCGAAGAAGCTTATGAGGCTTTAAAGCGCGGAGAGTTTGGAAATGCCGCTGTTTATGGTGGAGCTTCTGTAGGTTTAGGTATTGGAGCGTTAAATAATATTTTTGGAAAGCAACCTATTTTTAATTCTAGAGCTGGTAGATATGTAGATCCTACAACTGGTAGATTTACGAGCGCTCCAAAAACTGGTTTATTTGGAAAATTTGCTGGAGGAGCATCTGGAATAGCATCAGCATTACTAAGTGGCGCTCAAACGGTTGAAGAAATAAAAAATAAAAAATATGGTAATGCGGCTGTTTCTGGCGCTCAGACAGCTCTTTATATCGCTTCTGCTTTATCCAAAAAAGCTACTGGAGCTTTTGGTATAGCTTCTGGTTTAGGTTTAGCTAAAGACATAGCGAACGCAAAAAATTTCGAGTTAGCTTCTGATTGGTCAGATGTTTTATTTGGCAAAGCAGAGCAAGGCGGAGGAATTGCTGATTTGGTTGGTACTGCTTTAACCGCTGCTTCTGGTCCAATTGGCGCTGGTGTCGCTACAGCTAAAATTGGATATAGAATTGGTAATGTAATAGAAAATAAGCTGGGTTTAGGAGACAAACTTGGAAATGTTATGGCTGGCAGCGAAGCTGCCACAAGAGCCGAATTCGCTTCTCTTGGCATGGCCAAATCCATCGCTAAGAAAGACGTTATAGAAGGAAAACAATCTGCATCTAAATATATAGAATCAAAGAGAAGAGATTTAGAAGAGTTAAGCAAAACTGGAGCTTTTAAAGGAGATGTTATTGACACCTTAAATAAAGATTTAGATCAAATAGCCAGTAAAAGAAAAGAAAGAGAAAAAGCCATCGAAGAGAAATCTAGAACTGACGCTATAATCGCTAAAAGAGCTGAAGAAACTAAAGCGAGAGAAGCTGGCTTCAAAGCTGAAGATGAAAAACGAAAAGAAGATCAAAATAAATTTGACGCTTCTTTAAGGGGAAAAATAGTAGATGGCGTAATTAGAAACGAAGAGCTTTCTGGATTACAAACATCTAGGGATAAAGCTTTATACATAATTGAGCAAGAAAAGAGATTTGGTAAATTTTCTGAAGCTGATTTTGGTGAAAATAAAGGTTTGTACGATTCTTACAAAAACTACTCCAAAGAGTCGCAAAACATTAAAAAGAAAGAAGATAAATTCAATGCCGAACTAATGAATCCAGAAGCTGCTGGAGGAGTGGCTTATAGAACACAACCTTTTAGAGAAGAGCAGCAAAGAAAAGTCGAAGAGCTGGCTTCTTTTCCAAAAGATGCTTTTGAAGAAGCAGCAAGAAGAAGAATGACTGTTGAAGACGTAATGGAAGAAAGGAAGAAGGGCGCGACAAAGAATAAATTCAACGGATTCATTCCAAACTTCGCTTATCGCAGAGAGAGGTCTAGTGTATTAACAAGCCCAGATTATGTTGGGTATAGAAATGCTATTCCAGAACCTTCTAAATACTATAAAAATGTAGTTAAGAATACCGCTGAAATAGAAGTGCCTGCTGTTGAGGTTTACAATAGAATGGGTCTTTTTGGAGCACAACCTAAGAATGCTTCTGAAAAATATGCTATTTTGAATCCAGCGCAACAAGCCCAATTAGGTTATGCTGCTAATGGATTTATTCCAAACTTTGCGCCAGAACAATTTGCTGGAGCAATAAGCGAGGCTTTGCAACAAGCCTTATCTCCAATGTTTGAGAAAATGGGGTCTTCAGTATCTAATTCTAACGTTATCAATGTTCATGACCAAAGATCTTTTGATGTGACATCGGATAAAGTAAATGGAGTAATGGAATTCTTACAAAAACAATTCCCGACACAATTTGCAAGACAAATGGGTCCAAATAAAGTATAATAAATATGGCTTTTACATCTGAAACAATCCTCAAGTTTGGATCAACGACAATTAATTTTGCTGTTGTAACTTTATTGGATTATAATTTAGAAGCTCAGAAAGCTGGCGCATTTTCTTACAGAAGAAAAGAGAATTTTTCTGTTCAAGGTTATTTTTCTAATAGAGAGTCTAACGTTCCAATATCTGAACATTTTAGGCAAGTAAAAGCTTTATTGGAAAATTCAACAGACTTTGTTGATCTTCAGCTAAATGATAAATCTTATGGAAAAGTTAGGTTTACTGGTTTTTCTTTTCCAACTTCGGTTGCTTTTGATGAAAACGCGGTAAGATTTAGTAAATTTACCATAAGCATGGAGGTCTTTAAGGACGACTCTACGGGATCTTATGCTTTAGCTAATTTACCAACCGCAATAGGGTCATTAACTACAAATTGGTATAAACTTAAAGATTTTTCAGAAACATTATCTTTCACTTTATCTGAGGAAGGCAATTTTGACGTGTCTCACTCGCTGTCTTTTGGCGTAGATAATATCGACAAACAAACAGACTCACAAGTAGTAGCTCTAGCTAATACAATAGCGAATACTTTTTTTGCTCAAGGTTTAGATTCTTTATCGTCAATAAGATCTTTGTATAGTTCTACTAGCTTTCAAGTATCCAATTCAGATTATGGGTCTTCAATCGTAGATCAAAGCGTAGATTTAATTAATTATAACTTTTCTTATTCTAAAAATTATACTGTTTTTTCTGACAATGCATCGACAACTTCAGAAACTATAGTAACAGATATATCTATAAACAACGACGGAATAATAGAAGTTTATGAAAAAGGAAGAATAAAAGGTAAGGGTATAACTTTAGAAGCGGCAAGAACTAATGCTCTAGCTAAATTAGATGCGAACTTAAGTTCGGCGTACACTAGATGTAATAATTATTTTCAGTCTTATTTTTCTACTTATTATAATAGTTTTGCAAGAGCAATCCCTAAAATAAGTTCAAGCGAAACATTAAAATCTAACGCAATATCTATAACAAAAGATTTAACGGGGATAGAAACTGAAGTTGGTTATGAAATTAGATTTTCAACAAGTTCGGCTTATTCAAGTTCTAGCAGAATCCATACTTATACAATAAATTTGATAAAAAATGAAACAGGAATTGTAGAGGCAACCATTCAAGGTTCTGTAAAATACTATACTAATAAAAATTCCAACTTTAATAAAATATCTGATTTTAAAACAAATATAATAGACTCTCCAAGCCCTACCGATATAAACGCTATAACTCCATATTATCAAAAAATGACTGGTTCCGTTGCAAATTATGGAGGTAAAAAGACGGCTTCTCAAATAAGCTATACTAAGTTTGGTGTGGAAATTCAATATTCAAAATCGTTTTCCGATTCAGCGACCATATTATCTTCTGGTCTTGTTTCTCAATGCTCTATATCAGACACAACCAATTTGCCATCAAGCAGATATTCAACGGTAAATGTTCCAAATTTTAAAGAAATTATTTATCAAACTAGGCAATTATCTGAAGGTTCAAAAAGCATATCTATACAAATTAAGATAAATAGAAACTCTTTATATTCAACAGCAGCTTCGAATTTGGATAGTTCAATTGTTTTTTCTAAAATAAAAACATTGTTGACTACTAATATGCTTCATAAAACAAGTGGATATCTTTTCGGCACTGGTCCAGTTGGTGTGATATCTTTTTTAAAAATATTTAATCAAGGGCTATCATTTAAAATAGGAGAATTAACATATTTTTTAGAATCCGTAAAGCTTTCTTTAGATAGTTCTTATAATTTAAGGGCAGATTTGGTTTATAAGTTTTTGGCCTTGAAGGAGAAATTAAAATAATATGTCAGACGCTTTAGTAAAATATAATGACAAAATAGTTCCAGTATCTGGAACTGGGCCAACGCCTTTTGTATCCCAGAGTTATGAAGTATTAATTTATGGCAACAGATGGGGGACTGCTGATAAAATAGTTTTAAATGGACAAATTACTGGCGCAGATTATAGTGCTTTATATACGGCTCAGACTGGTTTAGTGGATATCTTTTCTAATCAATTTAAGAATTTAGATATTTATGAAAGCGCAGATGATGCGAATAGTTATTCTAAAGTTTATTCATTTTCTGGTTGTTATTTGCAAAATTTATCTTTTGGTAACGCTGGTTATAATAAAGTTGTAGATTATTCTATTGAATTATTATCTTATCCATCTGGATTAACTGGATATTTTTCTGGCACTTATGGGATAATAGATCCAAAAGATGAAATGAAAATTTCAGAAGGAGAAGATGGCTTCGCTACTCTTACGAGAAATATTTCGGCTAAGGCTTTCGTAACTACAACTATTGATGACGCGATAAATAATGCGAAAACTTTCGTTTCAGCAAGAACTGGAATATCAAATGTTATAACTACTCCTCAAATCTCTGGATTTCAAAATTCTGCGAACTTCACTCCAGTTCTTACTAGAATGTCGGAAAATCTAGATAGACTTTCCTTAACATATTCAGTAGATCAGACCTATAGATTTCATATGCTCACAGGAGACGCTGTGGCAAACAATAATTACTCTTTTAATAATTATTATTTAACTTCTTATTCTACAAATTTAACATCTGGAGCGGGGGAAGATTTTGTTGCAGCAAGTATCCAAGGAGAGATAAAAGCAGGAATAACTGGAGTTACTGGAGACGCTTTGATATCTGGGTTGTTGAATCAACTTTCTGGTTTAAATCCGTACGCTGTAATTTCTAATAAATATGGAGCGCCAAATAATTTATCTTTTTGCCAAGATCCTATAGATTTTAAGGTAACTCAAGATTTAAAAGCTAGAAAAATAAACTTTTCAGCATCTTATGATAATTTAGATTTTTATGGACTATCTAATAACAAGTATGTCTATTCTGGATGCTTTCTTGATTCTGTCATAACTCACTCTATAGACGAGTTGACCCAAACAGCTACAATCTCTATAAGAGGAGATATAAAATGCAGAGGATCTGCGTCAAATAGACTATCTAATGCTTCTGTTTATCTTGGAAAAATAATGACTGATGGCTCAAGCGCAACAGAGCCAAGGCTTTACGATTTTGTTAATGATTATTATACTGGATATCTAGCTACAGCTTCTCCAGTTTTAGCTCTTGGAACAAAACCAATAAATGTAAAAGTCGATACAAATACAACTCTTGGAACAATATCTATAGAAGCTGAATTTGATAATAAAGACAAATTTTCTTCTTTAAATTATTCAGAGTATACGGTAGACTATACTCCATATAATACAATTTTCGCTTACGCTTCATCTTGTAATGATGCCGTTAAGCATATAGCTGTAGATATAAATGTCAAAAAGAGAGAAAAAGTTGATATTAATTTAGTTTTAGGGGCTTCTGGGAAATCAGAGCTAGAATTAATATCTGTGGCAAGAACTTTGTTAGAGCCAGACACAGCAAATAGTTTTTATAATTTATTTCCTCTAAGTCTATCTGAAACAAACTCTATTCAAGAAGATTCTTCGGTGTTATCAACGCAAAATTCTTCAGCAGGTAATGCTTTAACATCTAATAAATATGGATCTTCAATTTCTATGTCTAAGAGCTACTCTTATGAATTAAAAGACTCTGAGGCTGGAACTAGAAGAATAATCAAATCGGCAAGTAATATAGGAACTGTATGAATTCATATGTAAAATCAGGTTTTTTAAATAAAATATTTCTTCCTTCTGGAAATTTATTGATTGATTATGATTTTAGAAGCCCATCTTATCAATCAATATCTGTAGCTAATGTTGATGGTTTGGGTACAACTGGGACTACATATTTATTTTTCAACGCTCAAGTAGATTCCGGTTTGCAATATAGCGGTTCTAAAATATACAATTCTGGAAAACCTGCTCTTTCTTATGGTGACGCTTCTTTTCTTCCGTCTAAACAGATAATTAGCGGAAGATTTGATGGTAAATCTAAATATAGAATATTAGGAAATGCAACGGGAGAAGATTGGACTTTTTATATAGCGTTTAAACCATTAGACACAGGAACATCGAATATAGGGCAAGTTTTATTATCGAATAAAGTTTCTGACTCTTCTCTTTCTGGATTTGCTTTTGGAATTAATGGGTGCAACAGATTGTTTTATGAGTTTAATGTTTCGGCAAACGAAAGAAGAATTTTTACATTAGATCAAGAAATAGATAATAAAAATTTAGTTTCTATTTCTAAAGTAGATCAAGATTTGGCAATTTCAATTCACCAATTTGAGGATTTGAATTCTTTTTCATCAGAAAGCCACTTTCCTTTGTCTGGATATAATAAATCAAACTCTTTCTTTTTGGGAGGGATGGGTGTTTCAGGAATAAGATACAAGAATTTTAGCGGATATGTAGATCAATTTATGTATATGGATAAAGGATTAGCTTTTCCGGAAAGAAATGCTTTTTCTGAGGCTTTTTTTTGCTCTGGTTATGATACTGGAGTTTATGAAACGTATACAGAAACTTATCCGATTGTGACCGGGGCAGAATATCAAAATGTTTTAATTGGCACAGGGGTTACTGGATATGTCGAAGTTATTGTAGGAACAGAAACTGTAGGAAACAGGCAGGTAGATATATATGGATATTCTGGGGTAACTGGATTTATATATGAAGAGGTTTTGGTTGAATTAACTGGGTATGAGATTGGTTCAACTTTTGTTACTAGATATAGAGAGCCTAGCGGTTTAATAGATTATAATTATTTATTATCTTTTTCTAATTCTAGGATTTTGTCTTTTAATAATTTTGATGACTCATATAAAGAAGTTTATAGTTTTTCTGGTAAAAATTCTGAAGACATTAATTTGATAGCAAATTTTTTACCTGATACAAATAAATTTTCAATTATGTCCACAGGAAGTGGAGAGGCTGTAAACTTCTATGTTAATGGATTGGCTGCTCCTTATGTAACGTCTTTTTCAACATCTTACACTGGAGATTTTACTGTTTCTGGGGTTTATGTGGATTCAGAAGGTTTTTACGACGCGAATGATATAGCTATTTACGATTTAATTGCTGGCTCTGGATCAATTACTGGTCTTACTACTGCGGAAGTTACTGCCGGTACAAAACTTTTACCTTCTTCATTTGTAAATAATAGAGATATATATTTAAATGGTGATAAATTAATTTCTGGGATTAATTATTCTGGCGTAGGAGCTAATATTTCAATAAAAACATCAGATTTGATCGATGGTGATATTATGCTTTTACCAAAACATGGGATGAATTTAATTATATATACAGGATATAACGACAATAATTTTAATACTAATTTAAGTTTATTTGAAGAGCAAGTTTGGATAAATGGCTTAAGACAAGTAAAATACATAGACTATGAAAAAGTGCCTGATTTTAGTCTTAAATATACGTCATTTTCATTAGATCCATTTACAGACATAGTTTATAATAATGACACGGGATTTTTTAACGTGTAATTAGAGATAAGGATTATGGCTGCGGTAAATAAAAATAGTATAATAAATATAACCAGAAGAATAGGGACAACGGTTGAAAATTTATACAACAAACTATTCAACGGTTATATATATAACATGTCACTAGACGTAGGCTACGATGGGCAGCCTACAGTTCTAACTTTAAACTTGGCTCTTAATAGAACAATAGATCAAGTTAAAGTAAATTCTGATGTTATAAAAGATAGAAAAAAAGATATCACTTATTTCAAAAATTTAATAGCAGCACAAAAGTCTGTCCCACAAAATTCTGTTGGTAATTTAGGAAGTGTACCAGCAGGAAGCCAAATTGGACCAAAAGACAACATTTCTCAAATCTCAGATAAAGATTTCAATATAGATCAAAATTATATAGGAGTTACATGTTCTTATGATATTGGAATTTATGATGGGCTTGGCAATCCAACTTATTCGTTTAAATCTTTTAAAATAGTAAGTTTTTCAATAAGTAAGAAAAACGATCAAAAAATATTAACTTTAGTTCTGAAGGATAATTCTTTCGTATTAGATAAAGTTTATGTCGGTTTATTGGGAAATCAAGTCGCCATAGATGGCAGATCGGAATCTTTAGCTTATGTAAGTGGAATTAAAATTTCTTGCCCTCCAGTCGGCAGTAATTGCCCAGCGGGATTGGTCACTTTAAATAATCAACCACAATACCTGCATTTTTCAAATAGTAAGTTTAAAAATAGTTATCAATCTCATTTAGGTACTATAGATTTAAATGCAAACGCTGGGAATGTCGGGTCAGACAGAAGAGTTTCTTTAATTAATTTCCAAGTTGGAGACGATTCCTCTCAAAACAAAAAGCATAATTTTGTAACAATATCTTCTATAGATCCAAATAAAAGTATATTTAAAGGATATGGCGCTGCGATTATTTTAGGGGAAGAGGAGTTCAAAGATTCGCCATGCGGATCTGCTGAAGTTTATTACTCATTTGAAACCTTAATCGCAGCAATGAAAAAATTGGGAATAGTTATTGCTGAAAATAATAGACCTGCTAATTTAACAAATACATCTGCAAATTATGATTCTCTCCAAGATAAATCTAGGGGAAAAATAAAGAAAAATTATCAAGGAACTTTAAGGCAAGTTTTGAATCAGTGGTGCGATGACTATGGTTATTCGTATTGCGTTGATTACACAAAAACATCTGATACGTCTTTTGTCTTAAAAGGAATAGATAAAACCTCTGGTTTTTCAAAAGAATTAATTCTTCAAACAAAATTAACAATGGAAGATTTGGAGTCTTCTACTAGTAATTCTGATTTTGTTATTAGAAGTGAAGATTTTTCTTATGATTTATCTCAGCAACAGTTAAAACTTTTTTCGTCTTACTACTCTAAAGATGCTAAAGATAAAACTTTAAATTATAAAACATTGTTTGGTAATGAAGCGTTTAATAATATTAGATTAGATGAGTTATATCCTGATATTTTTGGAAATAGAACAGATAAAAAAGACTTTTCTGGCTCCTATAGAACTTACGAGGATGTTGTTATTTCTGCTATTTTAGGTAAATATTCTTCAAGACTTAGGGAGATATATAATTATAGCATTGGAGCTTATGGTGCTTTAGGATTTATTCCATTTAATGGGATTCCGAATTCTTCACAAATACCATTGTTAGCTGCTGACGCTTCTTTTTCATTTATAGAATCTATATCTAGCGTTTTAGATTATCAAAGTGAAAACTTTTTTGCTTCAGACGGAACTCCATTATACGATTTAACCCTTGGATTTTATAATGAAGAATTAGCTCAAAATGTTTTAGCTATGGAATCATTTATAGCTGATTTTTTAGGCAGATATTATTGGACGCCTGAATTAGAAATGTTAGACGGGGAGTCTGGAAATACTGATTTTTATGCAAAATATGAAGTTGGCTCTAGTGTTCCAGTACAAAAAATAATGGCGGGACAATTATATCAACTTGACGTATTTAAAAAAGCTAGATATTTGTTAAATAGTATTGCTAGCGTGTTTAGTGGTAATAATGATAATTATTTTAAGGCGTATTATCAGTTGGCTGACTTAGCTGCAAACGCTCAATCAATATGCTCTCAGGTGGGACAAGACTTTATAAATTTACAAGGCTCTCAGGCGAAACTTAAGAAATTTAGATTTTTTTACGAAAGAAGTGGTGCTACATATGGGGTAATCCAAGATTTCTTAGAAGATGTACTAAAATTAAAATATACAATAGCTGGATCAACTACAGCATCAGCACAAGAAATAGATGTAGCTACAATTTTTGCCCCAGTTTTTAAAGAACTATCTCCAGTTTCTTTAGGTCTTTTGCAGGCGGCTATGCCAATTAATATATCTAATGTTGCTATAGGATCTTTTAAGTTTGGTGTTTTGTTAGGTTTAAAACCAGCTTATCAAGTTTATAATATTTCATCTCAAAATGCTAGGAATATTTTAGAAATACAAAATAGTATTTATAATAGATGCTCAGAAATATTAAAAATAAATACTACTGGAGTAAAAGATAAATTAATAAGAAATAAGAGAAGTTGCAGTAAAACTTTATTATACGAAGTATGCGTTAGAAGTTGCGAAGATTCTGGCAGAAAATCATCTAACGATAACGCTGTAAGTTTTGCGTCTGGACCAAATCCATACTTTTGCTTTGCGGTAAAAATAACTAGGGATCTCAGAAGCCCTGCGGTAGATAGTATGGTTTTGCAGAATGTTTATAAAACAGTTATTTCTTCTAATACCCCATTAAGTTTAGACGGATTTACAGATAAGCCAAGCCAAATATTAGTGACAAGCCTTAGGCTTAAAGCTGAGAAAGGATTGACGAATATATCCTATGATATTTTTTCTAAAACTGCATCTTATCAACCTCAATGGGAATTGATAGTAGCTCCTTCTCAAGAAAATTATTCAATTCCATTATATACAGAAACAACAACAGAAACATTTTTGCCAGCTAGAAATTACGTTTTAGGTGGACTGGAAAGTCTTAATGATGTTATTAAAATAATAGAAAATCCTAATTTTTCAGTAGACGTAACTACAAGCAATCTAACGCCAAATGTAAGAGAGCTTTATGGGGATGAAACAACGCCGCAATATGTTTCTGCGCCAGTTTCAGTGGGAAATCCAAGCAGTTATCCTGTATTTATTGAGTATCAAGGCTACGAAGGAACAAATCCAAAATATCAATTTAGAACTTTAAGTGAATTTCATAATAGTCTGAAAGCTTATTATGATTCAAAAAATATATCTTTATCACAGCCAAATATAAAATTTTCTGCTGATATTTTTTGCAGTAGCATTCCTTCTCAATTAAAAGATCTACTAACGGTGCAGAATGGATTGACGAAATTAAATATAAATTTAGCCGAGAATGGGCTTTCTATAAATTGTTCTTTTGAGAGTTCTCCAACTTTAGCTTTGAGCCAAGAATCTTTAATATTAAAAAATAGACCAAATATTAAATTAGTAAATCCAAATTTCTTCAAATAATGACTATTACTGGAAACATTTTTAGAAGCTTAGTGAAAAATAATGCTTTTTCAGCTTTATTTGATTTATCGTTTTCTAATGTTACGGGCGTTGCTGAAATTGGATTTAGTGGGCAAAATAAAAAATATAATTTTTCATTCATTAGCGGAAAAATTTTTGATAATGAAAATAGATATTTTTCTTCTTACAGTCCATTATCTCAAGTTTTATTATCTACAAATTTTTCAGGAAAGTCTTACGATTATGCTATCAATTCAAATATAGTAACATACTCTGGAAGCAAGCAAGATTTTTATGCAGAAAATTTTTATGCTAATACAACTGGAGTGGATGTGGGCGCTTCTATAATTATCAGAGCTAAAAAGCCAACATTGACGCTATCGCTGCCATCTTCTTTTATTACAGGCCAAACTATAACTGGATATTTGCAAACTAATTCTGCTAGCGGTATAAAAGTGTTTACTGGAGATTTTGGTGAGTTGTCGTCTTTTTCATTTTTGAGTTTTCCTGCTGGAGATATAACGTCTGTTGCGAGCGGACAAGTTTTAATATCTCAAAAAAATATTGAAATAGGAAATTTTACAACAGATATTAATTTGGAGACAAATGCTGGGAATTATTCCCAAAACGTTTCGATATCGTCTGTAGAAAAGCCTTTTCTTGATTATGTTTTAACTTCAAATATTGATGAAAATTCTTTTGCTTATTTAGCTCAAAATGGCGAAACAACTGGTGTGGCTAAAGAAAATATAGCTACAGTAAATTATAATTATTATACTAACTACCCAAATTTAGAGCAGTCTAGTTTACCACTATCTATTTCTTTATCTTATGTTTCTGGGATAACGGGTTATTATGGATTGGTAGCAGATGTGACGCTTTCAAGCGGCGGCAATGGTTACTTAGCTGCTCCGACAGTAATATTTAGCGGTGGATTAACGGGGCAATTAGCGCAAGGCGAGTTGCTATCTGTTGTAGGGGATTATTTTATAAAATCTTCTTTTACAAGATTTGAATTTCCATCTGGCGAACCAATCAGATTTTGGAAAAAGGGATCTAATATTTTGCCTTCCCCGTTGCAAGAAAACTTTACATATTATGTAACAAGCGTATTCTCTGGGGGATTTGGTCAACCACAAGGAGGATTTCAAATTTCTACTACTTTAGGTGGGTCAGCTTTAGATGTTACTTCGACTGGAAGCGGAAATTTTTATTATTATAGTTTGAATCAATTACCTTCGGCTCAGGCGGTATTAGGTCAAACAAGATCTCTTTATGATCAGGTTGTTGATGTAAATATATTAAATTATGGATCTGGATACACATCTTCTCCAACTGTAATTTTTTCTGGAGGAACTGGAATAATTAATAATGCTACGCCAACAATAGCTTCTGGATCTGCTGCAATGGTGTATTATACTAAATCTTTTACTGGATGTTTTAATTTATATACTGGATTAGCTGGAAATTATATTAATTATAAAGCTAATAATTATATCTTAAATAATAATTATTCTGGATCAGCATCTTATACTCAATACAATAATCCTATAAATATAAAAGTATCTTATACGCCATTTTTAGACTCTAACCAATTGGTAGCAAAGCTTTTAATAAGCGGAGCTAATAACTTAAAAATTGAACAATACATAACAGGAGTAAAATAATGCCAGAACAACTAAGACATTCGCCTTTAAGAAATAGTGTTGTCGACTTATATGTTGCTAATTTTAATGGAGCAACGCAAAATACATCTTTTGGATTTAGCCAAGTTCCATCTGTTGATTACCAGTATTTAATAAATAAAGCTAAAATTCAAATAAATAAAATTATACAAGATGGTTATTCTAAATTTTTAAACGATTTTATAAATTATCAAGATGGTCTTATTTTATGTGTTAATACTACTAATTTATTAAGCAAAAGCGAATATAAAACAAGCAATGCCTTTTCTGATTCTTTAAGATTTACAGTAGTAAAAATGCCCGGAGAATTTGTTAATGTAAATAAATCTAAATTATCATCTCCATATCAATATGGAGAAAGATTAAGAGTTTCCGCGTCATTTGAAAAAAAATCGGACACAAGACAAAAAGATTTAATTTATCGAGATACAAATATAAAAGGAAGAAGCAAAACTGGATCAGATTCAACAGGGGGAGTCGGAGTAGGAGTATGGAGTTGAAAAATGATAAGAATAACAAATGCTCAAAAAGTAGCACCTAAACAGCCAACAACGCACACTCAGCATAATTCTTTAGCTGAAGCGTTTAATACTAGAATATTGTCTGGATTGGGGGACTGCGCTTGGAGAATTTTTTATTATGCTTATTCTACATTTAGAGGATTAAGAAATCCAGATGGAGACTCTTATCCAGCTCAAGATGAGTGGTTTAAATTTTACGCACACATAGAACCTAAGATAATGTGGGGAAAATTTGGATGGCCAGAAGTTCCCGCTGGAGAAGCTCAAGGACCAAACGTCGCTAACCCATTCATGGCTTGGATATTTGGAAATAACTCTAGAACAAAAAAGGCTAATGGAGAAAGCGATGATACTAAAGATAGAATTCATGGGTACTGGTCTGAACCAATAAGGTTAAGCGGTTTGGAGGCTCAATTGCCGATGCAAATGCCAACTAAAACTAGTGGTGATCCAAATTTACATAGAGTCTGGAGCGATTCAGAAATACAAAGAGGATGTTGCGCTTTTTATCCGAATTATTTATATTTACCAAGAAATGCTTTACAGCCATCAACAAAGGAGCTGCAATTAGTATCTTTAGGTATATGCTCCGCAGCTAGAAGACATTTGCGATATGTGATGGAAACAGTGTCAATGGGAAGATATGCCTCAAGTTATGTTCCAGATACAGATGGAAAAGGGGGAATATTTAGAAAAAAGAATGCTGTTAAAGACCAAATCGAGCAGGCAATGTTTTATTATTTATCTTTTTTTAGAGGGACCGAGGATCAGAGGTCAAAGCATGACAAAGTAAGAAAAAATGTAAGAACAGAAGGATTTAATTTTGAATCTTTTTTTGCTAGACAATTTTTATTAGCTCCGAATTATTCTAGACCAAAATATGAATTAGATCAATCAGGAAAAGTAAAAAAGGATACATTAGGAAATAATTTAATAAAATATGATAGCATAGGCTATCCTGAGCTTTTTCCTGAAAATAAAAGTTTTATTTGGAGCGTCCCTTTGAGTACAACAGCGTCTTCAAATGTAATACCTATTTCGACAGATTACTATAATAAAGCAATAGATGAAAAATCAATTAACGATGGCTATTTTTTTAAAGATATAAATAATTCGATTACTTTTGATACTGACCCTCAAGATCCGGGATTTAGTAACGAAAGGACAGGAAGAAATAGATTTTGTTTATCGGCGATATTTATACAAACATCTGATATAGCATCAAGCACAGTAAATGAAGCTGGTCAGTTATTAAACGGATTATGCATAGACGTATATTTATATGGAAAATTATACGACACAATTCCTCTCAACAATAATGAAGATAAGTATATTGTGTCAAGGAGGACCGGAGCAGTTAATAATTCAATAACAGAGCAACAAAATAAATATCAAATTTATCAATTTAATAGAATTCATTATTTTCAATATCCCGTCAAAGGTTTAGTTTCTTTTAGAGTAAGAAGCTCTAATGGTTCAATAAATTTTGGCAAAAAAATAGATGATAAAGATAGTTCAAATAATGTTTATTCTTTAAATAATTTTAGTATATTTATAAATACAGCTCACGTTTTCGATATGAAGCCTACAGTGGCTGATGCTTATGTAATGATGCGGGTGGCTACTACAGAAGGCGCGGGAACAGACGCTGGACAAATGGATCCAGTTGGGCATTTCAATGGAGAAACTTGCAAAAGCGTTTTTCAAAATTATATAAAATATGGAGTAGCTTATACTTTAAATAAAGGTAAAACTTTATATCAAAATGATTCTTATGTAAGCGCAAATCCAGTTTATGAATCTGCTAGAAAATTTATAACTAGCAATATTAGAATGGCTGATAGAATTTCTTTAGTAGACTACGAGGTGGATTCGCAAGGTAGATCTGTTTTATATTTTAGTCGTTATGCTTATGGAATGAAAAATAGCGGAGTAGATATTTTTAGAGGAATAGCGCCATCAATAACTCCAGTTGGAAATAGAACAATTTTAGGTTCTAATACTGAAACATTTATTCCAATTGTCAAGGGAAAAGAATATATTGTATTGGATTTATCAGAGGCAAAAGATGGTTATATATATTATAGAAATAATGACTCTAGCGTTTCAAAATTAACTCACGGTAAAAAATTTAAAGGTGGAGACTATTATTTTGCTTCGGGTTTTTCAAATACTACTATAGGTATTTACGAATTAGATGGAATAGTAGCATCAACTTTAATAAATGAATCCCCCAAAGCAAGTATAAAAATCAAAGTTGGATCAGAAGATTTTAATCAAATATCAAATGGTAATATTTCAAATGAGTGGTGCATGTTTATGTCTTATAATTTGTACCATTGGTCTAATAGTTCGGCTTGGAAACCAGAAATATATGGCGATATCATGGGGGCTTTTAATGGCAGGTGCTTAACTTCAAGCGTTTCTTTGGAATATTATAGAACAACTTCTAAAAATGTAAAAAAACATTTGGCAAATGTAACTTGGAGGCCGTACGACATTCCTTTGGTTGTAGAGTCTCCGTCTGGATATAATTATATAGAAAGCGCAAATACAGATTTATCTAAAACTGGTGGAGCAGATTATTTTTATGCTCAAAAATTCGCAAAAAGTTGTCAAATATATGTTCCACCTTATCAAATTCAATCGACTTCTAGAATAAATCCTTATGACCCAAGATGCGATATAATAAAAGTAGTTTTAAATACTAGACTTTCAGCAAGTAGCATTAATGGCTCAACAGCAGCGATAAAAGGAAAAGTAAGCGAAAACTTAGATTATTTTACATATAAAGCTAACGCTTTTGAGTTTAGATCAGATGAATCTGCTGCCATAGATTATGTTTTGCATTATTTGACGGGTAGATCTTGCCCAAGGTCAGTGATTGGAGATGTATCATTAGATAATAACTTTTTTTGGTCAAAGCAGAGACCGTTTGGGTGCTGTTATCCAAGATTTTATTTTGTAAAATTAATTCCAAAAGTATCTGCTGGAACAGTAATGTATTCAGATCATTATACGCAAATGGAATATTATCTAAGAGCTATGTGTAATGGTTTTATAAATAGAGATACTGAAATGGCCCCAAATGAAATACAAAAAATAATATCAGAAAGAAATACAGGAATTGATGTCGTGGGAGGGTATGATTCTGCTGTTGGAGATTATTTATTTGAAGACTTAATGCGAAAATCTTATGATATTTCGACGAATAATTATGCACCAATGCCTACAAACATGACCAGCACAGCATAACCATAATAATATATGAGCGCATTAAATGATAATAAGGCTTTTTTAAGTGGGGTATTAACTGGAGAATCATTAAATTTTGATACTTCAGTTTTTGGTCTTTGGGTTTCTATATTTCAAAATGTTAATTATAGTGAAAATGGTTACTCTTACTTTCAGCCGTTAGCGACAGACATTACCGCTATAGATTTTCCTATTACTGGTAAAAGATTTTCTTTATTTAATTTTGATGGAAAGTATTCTGATGCAAGATTTATAATATCCTCAGGTAAAAAGGGAGATGCTGAATATGATACTACTGTTCCTATAGCGGATATTTCAAATTCTTTTGTATCAGGTTTTAAGCCATTAATTATAATGCCAAATGTTGATTTCACGGGCAGCATTTATAGAAGAACTGAAATCACTGGATATAGAAATTCTGTAATTGGAAATTATCAAACCCTTGGTCTTTCTGGGGAAGATTGGCAAAAAACATCTATACCAGTAAATGTTAGCGATGACGTTAAAGAATACGCTTATTTTGATACTGGATACTCTGGTTACTCAAACGAAGTCGCTACAAGATATAAATTTTTATATGATGATCCGTCACACTCGCAAAGACAAAACGTATCGATATTTGAAATACCAATTCAATATGAAGCTGGATCAAATTTTAAATATAAAATATCTAGAAAAAGCGATCCATTTGGAGAATTTTATACCCCAGAAATAACTACTGATGGCAAAATAATTATTGATTACTCTCAATATAAAGATGAAGTAAATAAGCCAGTGGAAGCTGGATTAAATTATAAATTTACTACAGTTTCTAAATTTTCTTTCCCACAAGGCGTTTTTGAAGATTTAGACGATAATCAAGTTGTCACTAGGCCGATTAATGATTCTTCTATAACTGGACTGAAATTAACCAGAAGAAAGGAAGGGGATGATACTTATTATGATTTTTATTTGTCATCAACTGGCGTTAATAATACTGGAGCTACTTATGATGGTATTTATAGAATAACATTTAATGTAGATAGATATAACACAACAAATAAAACAGGAATAGTTGGTTATGTGATGACCGGCATCAAAACTGGAGACGTATCAACAAATGTTTTAGTTAATTTAGGAATAAATTCTGGAGTCTACCCTAGGGTCATAGATACTCAAAGATATCAAACTTCAGACATATTAAATTTAGCAAATTTAGAAGAGCTTATTGTTAATGAGGAGTCGGCGCAGGCTTTAGCTTCTGATACTGATTTTGAAAACGAAACTAATTTAGCAAAAAATTTACAAGATAATATAAAGAAAAATGTAGATTTTTTAAACGAATTGCTAAAAGATGAGCCACAAAACCCAACGCAAAATACAACATCAGATCAAGTTTTAAGAGGCCAAATTGATTCTCTTGAAAATTCTAATTTAGATTCTGCAAATCAAAATCAAATTATAGAAAAAATTGCTCTTCCAAAATTTACGTTACCAAAACAAAATGTAGATAAAAATTATTATAATAATTATATAAATTCTGGAGAAGAGTATGTCGCGGTTCCTTTGGCTAATTACACTCTTCAGCCAAGTTATGTTTTTTATGGAGATCAATATGGACAACTAGGATACTATATAGAAGAAACTGAATATTCAACATATAGAATAGTTGTTAATTCCACCAGCAATGGAGTTTACGTTTCAAATACTTCGGTTTGCAAAGGAGACACTGCTATATATGCAAATATGCCATACTCAGAAGATGTATATTTTGAAAATGGTATTTGCACAAGAATTCCAGAAGATGGAATAATAGATAAAAATAATTACGCAACACAAGATAGCTGGAAGAATGCTGTTAATTATTTTTACACAAAAAATTATTTATCTTCAGTAGATGTTTTTCCTACTAGTTCAGATCAAGATGCAAATTTATCTATATCAAACGCAATATCTAAAGCTTTGCAGCAAATAGGTTCTTGCACGGGAGATTTTCTAACAGAAAACTCAAATGCAAAACCAATATTATATTTGGAAAGAGAAGTTTACGTTGAGCCATACGATAAAGATCAAATAACTCTGCTAAACAATACTTTAAATTCGGGGTCTTTCGTATCTCCAAGTGGAGAATTAGTGAGGCAACAAGAAGAAAAGCTTTATTGCGTACAAATTTTTGATACGTCATTTGCTAAAGATAATAGTTCATTTTTCAAGGCAGCTAATGATTATGAAGAAAGTTTAACTTTTAAATCCTTTGCTCCTTATAAAGATTCTGCTGGAAAAGATATCGTGAGTTATGGTGTCGGAGAAAATTTTGGTACAGTATATTATAATGATCAAAATAAAGATGAGCAAGATATTTATAGATTAGAGTATGTAACTGGACAAGCCTTCTCTTATAATAAAACTTCTAATTTTAGAGCTTGGAATGGATTAGGAAGTCAAACAATATCAATATCAAATCAAAACGATAAGAATTATGGCTACCACTTGTATGGATATGAAAACGCAGATGATGTTTTAACTTTTGTAAAATCTAACATTTTAAATGGGGTAGATGTTTCACCAACATCTTTTACAAACTATGTTGTATTAAAATTTAATAAACAAGGATTTACCGATAGCAGTTATATTTTTAATGACTCTAATGGAACTAATTATACAGCAATAAATACTTCAGTGGTTGATTCTTCTGGAGCTTTGTTATCATCAAGTTATGTGTTTTTTAATATACAAAAATATTCATACTTGGCAAGAGCGGTAACAGAAAATAATGTTTGGTATACCAACAAGTTGATTCCAATAAATGATGATTCATATGGCGCTGAAGATCAGTTTGGATTATTTGCTCCTAGATTTTTTGAAGACGCAACACAGGAAGCAAAGTCTGCGGCAGAACAACTTTTTGTGTTTCCAAATGGGCCTTCGACTTCCAAAAATTACGAAGGATCTCCGTTAGTTTACGATCATCTTCCTAGCATACCTCAAGGAGTATTAAATAATAAATTAGTCATAACAGAAGAAAGAAAAAATTATAATATAATAAATAATGATTTCATATTAAATTTTGTTTTGGAGGGAAGGCTTACAAAAGAACTGGGCCTTAATAATGTTAAAAATTATAAAGATTCTAGAAGACTTAAAATAACAAGAGTAAGATACAATGTATATTCTAAAAATTTATTGATTGTTGGTGACGCTGGTTTTCCATATGCATTAGCATTAAATACAGGTTGGGAATACAAACTTCAATACAGGAAAAAAGGAGTAGGTTCAGCTTGGAAAGAGATGGATTCTACCTCATCTTTTACAAATAGTAAAATTGCAAATGTAAGTTCATTTCTGAATCCATATTTTTATAAATTTGAAGATTTGATAACGCCGAACTATCTTCCAACTGTTGGGTTTTTGACTAATTTACCAAATTTCTTAGATGATAGCCAATATCAATTTAGAATTTTTAAATACGAAAAATTTGATTCTGGTTCAGATTCGGTTGATATAATAAGAAAAACAAACTTTTTGCCAATACAAGTAAATTGGGCGAATGATAACAAATCTTCTTATTTTAATATTTACCAATTAGATAGCGGCAATAATTTAAAACTAATAAAAACAGAAAACCAAAAAAGTTCTTCTACGTTTGCTATTCCAAGCGTTAAACAGCAATATTTTGATTTGGGATTGGCTAATTTTTCCAAAAATGGATCAGGATATTATGATATAATAGTTTCTGGCGCTTTGCCATCTACTCAAGTTAATACTGGATTAGCGGGTTCTGTATTTATAGGAAATCCAACTATAGGAAATTCCACCGCAGATCCAAGTGATCAAAATGATCCATCTGGACCAATAATAATAGATGTAATTAATCAAACATCTAATACAAGCGGTTATAATTCAATAACTGGAGTGACATATGCTCCTCTTATAAATTTTAATAATCCAGAATCTAAAAATGCAGATTTTAGTATTAACGCAAATTATAGTGGTTATTATTTTATATCCGATGGTAAAAATGCTACCTTAGATAACTCTTTAGTTAATGGTTTTGAGTGCTATGTTGCAAATACTGGATCATCAACCAATATTTATTCTAATGGCTCAGCTTATTCTTTAAATAATAATAAGGTAGCAAAAGTGATTTTGCCTTCAGTAACAACTACGGACTCAATCCGAGCTTTACCATCAGCGCAAGTAAGCGTTGATTATACTAATAATTATGTTTATATAAAAGAAAATTTTAATTATAACACAGGAGATTTTGAAGCTAGCGCTGGGACAAAAAGTTCAATTTCTACAATTATAAATGGATCAAGTTCTTCTGTCACATTAACTTATGGGACTGGAACGATATCAATTCCAGCTAATACGAGTTATAAACTGCAATTCGATAATGGTTGGGATGGGTCTGCATTCGCCTCTCAGATTCTTCAATTAAATTCTTATAAAAATGTAGATACTCAAGCTTCTTATATAAATTCTTCTGGTGGTTTAGTTAATTTAAATTATGATTCTTTAATATTAAATACCCAAGACTATATTGATTTACCAATTTATAATTTTGCAAAAAATAAACTATCTGTAAATGGATTAATAAATTTAAATGCAGATTCATTTTATCTTTTGAGTGGAAATCCGGCTGGAACAATAACGGCGACTGAAAAAGATTATTTTGATTCTATAAAAATATACTTAGATGGAAGCGAGGGGGAAAATAATATTTTTGTATTAAAAGATGATACTGATATAGATGTGTCTTATTTCCAGTTTGGCAATCGAAAAGAGTATTATTTTATAAAAGACAACAATATACAAAGATCTTTAAATATAAAAATCAAAAATGGAACCTCGGAGAAATTAATTCCAAAAGGATCACCAGATTTTAAATTAACTGTTAAAAAAGATACGTTTTCTAATATAACTTATGAGATTTTATTTCCATCTTCAGATTTTACTACATTAATCGGAGACGAACTTGAGCAATTAATAGTAATAAAATCTCAAAATAGTCATATTATTGATTTGGGATATATAGAGGGCTCGCTAAAATCTAATGCTTTTGTTTATTTTGTTAACTCTTCAAATACAAACGTAGATTTTCAAAGAGATTTCAAGAGCGTCATGACTTTATCAAATGGCGAAATCGCTAAAGTAACTCTAGAAAAATACAATCTAACAGCAAGAATTACAAAAATAAATGAAGCAAGAAATCATTTTGAATTTAAAATAGATCCGCAAATTCATTTAACAGAACCTTCTGGGGTCAATATTTTGAATTTAAATTTTTGTGGCGCTGATGTTGTTCTGCCGCCTCCTTCTGATTTTTCAGCTAAAGAAACTTTTATAATTTCTAAAAATAGATTAGCAGCAAATAAAATAGATTACAAAAAAATAGAAAACACTCCCAGCACAGCCATATCTTCTGAAGGAAAATTCTCACAAAATAGCATTGTATGTAAAATTTATAAAAATTCATCTTCTAGTACATACCCTGCCGTAGATCAGTCAGAAATATCTGCTGGCTATTATTCCCCTTTCAGAGAAAGAAATACTCCAAAAGATGATGTTTATGAAGTTTTCTATATTAAAGATGCTGATTTAAAGTCTTTTTCTATAAAAGATTATTTCGAAAGATCAGCATATTATTATGGGAAAGTTTTGTTGGAGTCTGAAAAGGAGTTTTCTATTTATTCTTATGATGAAAATAATAGCAATACACAAAATGTAGAAAAAAAGGGGGTTAGTTTTGATTTTGATTTCGATTTGGGTGAAGTCATAGATGGCGCACTAACTACAAAGCTGGTTGAAAACGATTACCAAATAATTAATTCTAATAGCGAAGACGACGGTGTTCAGACTTTAGATAATTTTTCAGTTGGTCAATATTGCATAAATTTCGCTTATGATAGCGTAGCTCTTACTGGTCAGAGCGTATCTTTGATTAAAAATAGAGGAGCTTTTATAAACGAAAATCAAGGGTTGAGGGTTTTCCCAATTTATAATGAAGATGAGTTTTTTATTGCAGAAAATATAAATCAAGAACTTAGATCTTCTTACACAAATTATAGAAAAGAAGATGGCGTTAAGTTGTATACTTCATTTTTTTATCAACTTAATAATTCCACGGATATTGAATCAGTATTTCTTCCGTATTCTACTGATAAAAAATATATTATAGAAAATTTATCTTCTAGGGCTTTTGATATAAAAACTCTGGATTCAAATTCTTTGGTCACAACAATAAAACCAAACGAAAAAAAGACATTCTCTTACTCGTCTACATCTTGGATTAGTTCAAACTACATTGATAGCGTAGATGGATATTTGCCCACTGATAGTAGTCCTTCTGTAATTAAATCTGAAAATCAAAATAATGAAAAAGATTCTGCGCACCCATTTATTAGTTTATTTGGAACAGCTAATAGTTTAGATGGTATAAAAGGTAATATTTTTGAGTCATTTTGTTATGATGAGGCTGGTACTTTAAAGTCATCGATAAGTTTACCAAATGGAGAGCAATCTTTAACATACAATTTAATAGACTGCGATGAGGCCAAAAATAATACCACAACTAGCGATGGGTCTTCACAGTATATGTTTTGCTATGGAAGAGGAGGAGCAAAAACTATATCTGATACAGATTTTGTTTTAAATGATTTTTATCTTTTTATTAAATATGGAACTAGCTACATTAAAAATAAACAAGTAGGCGGAAAGTTTTTAAGTAGAATTAGTAGCGAGGGTATTGATAATCCAATTTTAACTATAATAAAAAGAAATCATTTTGATTTGTTGAGTTTATTTATTTCTGAAAATGGATATGCCACATCATTACCGAGAAATTTAAGGTCTGCTACGCCAATTCCGTTTTATAATGAGTTGCAGACTTATTACTTGCCAAATTTAAATATTACGATACAAAAAACAGAAGAAGAAGTAGAAAATCCTTCCCTTGGCTCTTTATGGCTGGGCAAAAAATTTGTTTTTATTAATTTAGTAAAAGTAAACTCTCAAGCCCCAAACAAGATATATAATTATACAGATGAAACTTATACTGACTTGATAAATACAAGTGGAGAAAATTCTGTTGCTGTTTTTGAGGTGGTATATGATGGGACAAATTATTTATGGAAAAAACAAACTTTAAATGTTCCTAAAATTCAAAATGTATACGTTTCTTTAAAAAATGTAAAAGGCCTCGATTCAACTTCTTCTTCCAATGTTACAGATGGTAGAGAGATGGTTTATTTGAGTAATTTTAGAACTTTTAATGTTTCAATAGATAGTTTTGCTGATTATAAATTTAACAATTTTTATTTATATAATTCCTGCAACTATCCTTTAGAGATTTTGTTTAATGGCTCTAGAAGTAGTTTAGACGCCAACTCTCCATTCGTGAAAGTTAGTTATGATGGATCTTTTATACCAAAAGAGATATCATATAATCATACGACTAATTTTGTAGAGACTGAATCTATAGATATAAGAATTACTTCAAATACAGATACCGATACGACCTTAATAGAGCGAATTGCTTATATTTATCCATCCCCAGTAATAGGGGCTTATGCAAAATTAAATTATAGAACATACTCTACAAGTGCGGGGATAACTACTTATTCTGATTTATCATCCGCATTATTCGTATCGTCAAGTAATGGTTGGTCTAAAATAAATTTATCAGATTATTTAAGCGATAATTATTGCGATCTAAATGTTAGTAATTTAGAAAAATATAGCCCTGATTCAAGATTATTTATTTACGGATCTTCTGTTAGGAATCAGTACTCTCAAAGCTTTGACACATACACTCTTAGAGTGGTCGCGCCAGAATCAAGATCGACATCGTTTTTTATTTTTAATAATACGGTTAATGATTTAAAAATAAAATTTGTAACATCTAATTTTACTGACTTCGGCGGAATTGGGCGGTTAACAATTAATTTAGCTAAAAACAGAATCTCTAAAGTTTATAAAAACTCAAATGGCAAACTATCTTTTGAAGTACTAGAAATCCACCAACGGGGCAGATACTATCTATCTAATAAAAATAAAAACATTAACTATATAAACGGCTCAGAAATAGAACTTTTTATTGATGCTTGTGTGCCTTCCGATTTAGACTCTCAACCTTTTGAAATATCAAATGATAATATAAATTGTTTTCTTACATTGTTACCAACAAGTTCTGAGTATACTAGGATTTTTTATAATCTTTATCAAGGCGCAAATGGTAATTTAGTTAAAAATAGAGACACAAAAGGCGATTCGGTCAATAATTTTTCCGTAGTCCCTTTTGATACGTCGCAAAGTCTGGGATGGCTATCTTTAAATAATTCACAAGATTACCAAAAAGATTTAATTACTCCATTTTTGGATATATCAGTAGCAGGGCATTATATTTTAACAAACTATAATTATTCTGTAAAAATAACTCCTAGTGCTTCAGATATCTTTTTAGTAAATAATACATCAAAAAATATTAAAGTTCAGCAGGGAGATTCTGATTATCAATTATATAGAAATACTGTTTTAATTGTAAATTCTACATCAAAAAGATATTTAAAAAAGGGAAAAAGAAAAGACGCCTTTTATTCTGTATTTAATCCTAAGACTTTAGTGAATACTCAAAGAGAGATCAGTTTAGTATTGGGAATAGAAAGGCATCAAGAAATTTTGCCGATTTATGACATAGATTTTGTAGATGTCCCATCTTATCTAAAGTTATATTCAAGATATGGGCAAACTCAATCTGTTTACTTGAATTTTCAAGATTATTATTTAGGCAAAGATATTCCATCAGATTGCCCAGAAAATATGCTTGCTTACGAGGTGGGAACTGGGCATGAAACCATATATAAGTTTTTATTCTTTGATCCTTCTACTAATTATTATACTTTACCGGGCATAACAGAAGGTGAAGAGTATTTAGTGGATTTTAATGAGGGTTTATTCTTCAATTTATTATTGGGGCAAGGTGGCGACAAGTTTGGTTCAGTTATGTATATGGGTAAAAAATACTATAATGGCCAAACATTTATTGGCGGAGCATCATCTTGGTATGAAGTAGATTGTCCAGATTACATAAAAGTACAAAAAATAACTAGAGAAATTCCATTAGGGTTTGAGGATTTTTACGAACCAGAAAAAGACTCTGATATAACAGATTCAACTGCAATAGTAGATTTAGATCAAAATATTCAATTACCAGATGACCCTCTTGCGCTGCTAAAATCTAATATTTTTAATTTTATTGGGCAAACTTTAGCTTCTTTTCCAGCAACTCAATCTTCTTTATGCTGGATTCCAGAAAATCAAAATGCTTTTTGGTTAGACTCTAATTTTATCAAAGATATATGGGAAGTAGAAGAAATAATCCCATCAGATACTAAGAAAATTACTTCAGGCACTCAAGAAGTTTCATTTGTTAAGTGCAAAATGAAGAAAATTGGCTCTAGATTTTTAATAAATAGCTTTTTCTTTAACTTTTATTCCGCGCTACAGAATAAGTTAAAAATGAGTGATGATGGGCAAATAAGCATGGGATTTGACTATAATTTAAAGCCTAGTCAAAGAAAAAGATTAAATGATATAGGTAAATATGTTTACGAGCAGAATGATTATATTTTCTCAAATAAAGAATTTTTATTAACTCCGATTTTAAAGGAATACTTGGTTCCAATAGATTCTAATTCTGCTAGTGTAATTAAAGATGCTGAAACCGAAGTGATAATAACAATAGAAAAATTAAAGAGTATGCCTGAATTAAGGATAGAAGATTATTCTTTTGATCCTACGGTAACTCTTTTGAATAGTAACAAGGCATAAAATGGCAAGTATTTCGCTGACGCCAACAAGAACGCCAACTAGGACAAGAACTCCTAGTATTACGCCTAGCGTAACACCGACTACTAGCGCAACGCCAACGACTAGCGTTACTCCTAGCGTTACTCCAACAAACAGCGTAACGCCGACTACTAGCGTAACACCGACTACTAGCGTAACGCCAACGACTAGCGTTACTCCTAGCGTTACTCCAACCAACAGCGTAACGCCGACTACTAGCGTAACACCGACTACTAGCGTAACGCCAACGACTAGCGTAACGCCGACGGCTAGCGTTACTATAACACCAAGCGCTACTCCTAGTACGACTCCAATACCAAGCATAACTCCATCAATTTCAGTTTCTGGAGCAAAACCAAATGATGATAAAATATTTTTAGTTAATATTTTTAATATTATTGGAGCATTAACAAGAAAGCCGATTGCAGATCAATTAATAAATATAGATACCTCTATAAAAACAGCTTACTCGAAAGACATTGAAAATTTTGAGCAGTACGCTTCAATAAGTTTATTTAATAACAAAACAATAACTGATTTTTATAATAATGTAATAGTTAAGTCTTCATCAATCTTAGATCCAAATGCTAAAAATGCTGTATTAGATAAGGACATTAAAGAAATAAGATCGGATTTAATAAATATTTATCTTTTCTCGACTTATAGAAATGTTAGTCAAAAAGACTGCATCTCTTTAAATGCTGATGGCACTATAAATTTCGAAGATTTAACTGTTCTATCAAAGATTTATAATATAAATTCTACATCTGTTGATGTATTGCAACTTGGAGATCCAAATTTATCTAGTTATACAAATCAACAAGAATCAGCAAAACCATATGCAGAAGTTAGAGAATGCGATGGAATTTTAGTTTCAAAATCTTATGTAAATGTTGATGGTCTAATAAAACAGATTTATCCTTGGGACTATAGCAGCTCTAAATATTCCAGCGCAACAGATAAAATAGTAACTTCATTTTATAAATGTAAGATTTATTTATTTGTAGTTAAGAATTACGAGCCGCAAAGCGCGACTTTCTCATACACAACATATCCTTTAGTGTTTAAATACTCTTCAATAGAGTACGAATACGCACAAGATTTTGATGATGTAACAGAAATTCAAACTGCCCAAAATATACAAGTAAATAAAATCTTCTATCCTTATTCTTTATTAATAAATAATAATATGGTGAAAAAAGGAAGCTTGATGGGCGCGGCTTTGCCAAAATCTTTCTTAAACTTCCCTAAGATTTGCATAAATGATGACGGATACTTCAATGGGGATATGTCCGCTTTATCTTTGCCGCAAAATACAATGGCTTGTGATTTAGGCGGAAATTTAATGCTGCAATATAATAGTGGGCAAGTGTTAAAATTAGCAGATGCTCAATTATGTGGCGACCAAACAAGAAACGCATTTATTAAGGTTAATAACGTTCTTTCTCAGTCTTCTCCCATTTACAAAAATCTTCCAGTTGTATCTGGGGCGATAGATATATATGCTGACAATTTTTCATATTTATATTATATTAAAAAGGACTCTTCTTTAGAACTAATCACTGGAGATGCATCTATAAAAAATCAAACCCAGTTATATTCTGGGCTGCCTTTAAATACAGACAATTATTTTGCTTATTCTTATAATGAAAAATACAAAGATTCAGCTTTTATATTTTCGTACGCTTTTAGAGCAGTGAGCGGAACTAGTTCTACTGATTTCTATTTAGATGTGAAGCCAGAGGTAAAGAGGCCAAGATTAAGATTGCAAAATATAAATTCACTTAATAAAGTCGCTGTTATTTCAGATTTTGCTACTGGACTAATATATTCATTTAATGACGAAGCTGCAATCTCAACAGGAATTGTTGATTCTGGTAATGGAATAAATCAAATATCTTTTATTCCAACATCTGGAAAATATGGAACACTACACATAGAAGCTAGAAATTATTTTTATGACTTTGATGACGGAAGCAGAAGTTTGTACTCTACGTCAGATTCGATTCAAGTAGGTAATTCTCCTGTGATATCTGATTTTAGATTAGAGTTGCTAAGAAATGGAACGCTTACAAATTTTTATGATTCTAATCAAAATTCTATACCTGCAATATCTGGAGCAGTATTTGACCAACAAACTTTTGATAACTATAGATATTATAATCCATACACTAATAACAATCCTATACAATTTAAGTTATCTTACAATTATAATTACCAGATCGGTTTAAGAGTTGGAAACTCGGATATAAGAATGATCCCAAGCGGATCAAGCGCTACGTTCAGTAAACAGGACTTCTTCTCTTTATTGTCTAATGATGGATCTATTAATATAACTTCAATATTACAAGATGGGACAGAATTTGTAGCTCCATTTATTTTTAAAGATAGCTACAATATGAATCCAGCTTTATCTAATCTTACAATAAATAAAGTTACAATGTATAACGCCGAAGAAACAGATTTGACTTTTAGCTTCGACTATCAATATACAGAAATGATTAGATATGAAATATTAAATCAAGATGGCGTTGTAATTTATTCTGCGCCGTTCAAGACGAAATTCTCTTCTAGCGTAATTTCATATTCCATAAAAACTGACATCATTCCAATAGAAAATGTAGATAGTTTAACCGTAAGAGTTACGCTAAAAAATACAACTGACTCATCTGGAAATGAATTATATAATACAGCGATTTCAAGTTCTAGTTCTTATATCTTGCCATTAAGGTTGCCAAGATTAAATGCTTCTTCGATAAGGTTCTTTTCCGACGCAGCCTTATCGAATGAAATATCCACAATGAGAAAAAATCAAACTATTTATGTTAAATTACAATTATTTGATAAAAATGGTATAGAAATAAATGAAAACGATTACTATAAATATATAAATACAGATCCTAATTCTTTGCAATTCATATTCTCAAATCCAGAGAATTTAAATGACTATCAGAGAGGTGTAATTTTTAATAAGATATCTAATTATGTTTATTCATTATTTATTTCCCCAGACACAAGTTTTGCAAAAAATACATCTTTAGTAAGCGTAAAATACACACCAATATACGAATATAAAAATTAAATCATATGCCAATACAAGAAGATGGAATCATTGAAATATCGGATGGCGTAGATCAAGACCCCTTAAGCCCTCCAACAGTAAAAGATCTTTTCATTAAGATTGAAGATACTAGAGTTATAAATAATCTTAACAATATAATTGTTGATTCTGTTTATGTTAATTGGAGTGTGGAAAACGCGTCTTCAATAGAATTAAAAATTCAAAAAGTAAATAGTTCGATGGTTGTTTTTGGCGATGAGGAAGTTATAGATGTATCTTTTTTTAATCAAAGAGATGGATATTTATTAGTTTTAGATAAAGATTTTGGATTAAAAATTACTATTGCTGCAAAAAATCCAAATACTGAGCCAAGTCAAGATTCAAGATCTATAATAATAAAAAAAGCCTCTTCTAATTCTATCCCATCGGATTCTATAGTTAATCAAGAAAATGGTTTTTTTATAGAAAAAGCTGGAAGCGATTATGATTTTAATGCTGTAAAACTTACTTTGCTTTTAGATAAAAAAGGAGGAGTATTTAGTTTTCCGGAAGATGGAGCTTCTTTAGATATATTTTTAAACTATACTTCTAATAGAAATAGATCTTGGACACCGATTGCTTTGAGTGGTGGATCTACAAAGGAGATAAAAGACGCTGGCGATAATATAATAAATTATAAATTTATATTTGGATCTAATGGTTCAATAAAAATAAATCCGCCTCAGAATGGGGGTACTATATTCTTTTATTGTAGGTTAGTTACAAAAAGTGCAGATGGGCAGGCAAATGAGTATAGAACAAAAGAAGAATTTTTGTTTTTTGACACAGTTGAGTTACAAACAAATCAAGCGAATGTAGTTTTAGATTCATCTTCATCAAAACCCGCAAAATTAAAATATGAAATCAAAACAACGATTTCAGAAATGTATGCGTTAGCAGAAAATATAGTAGGAAAAAATGGAGAAAAAATAAAAAATAATTTTATTCATTATTTTTTAGATTCTAAAAAATTTAAAGGAAAAAACTATTCAGATTCGTCTTTTGTTTATTATGTGGACGGTTCTTTAAGGTCTAGTTTTATATATGAAGCTTCTCCTAAAAATGGAACGAATACTCAAGGATATTTTTATCCAGCTTGTGTGTCTGAAATTTTACCATGTATAAATATTGTTTTAGATGCAAATGGAAAAAATAATTGCGTTACTTTATTTTGGAAAATAATTGATGATTTTTATGATTATACTTTTTTCAATGGAAACATAAATATAAAAACAAATGAGTTAAAAATCTCAGTTGAATATTTAGATGCTGGAGTTTATAAAGAGATTTTATCTGACGTATTATTAAGTTATGGAGCAGATAAAAATTATGATCCTGTAGAAAATAAATTTTTTATTAAAATCAGCAAAGACAATAGAGAATTAAAGAATGCGTCTTTATTTTTTAATATTTCAGAATTGGATAACCAAAATAAAAATTTAAGAATCGTTGTAAAATCACATAAGGTTACAGTGTCTACTCCATTTTTAGGTACTTTTGATTATTCTTATAATAAGTTATTAATAACTCCAGAATGGACTCATCTTTTATATGATCAATTTATACCAAGTTCCAGCAGGGATTCTTTGGATAAAAAGTTTAGTATTAATTTAGATAGTCCTATTTTAAGAGGAATAGTATTACCAGATAAAGCATTCAAAATTTTTGATATTTTAAAAGGAATTAGTTATGGCAGTGGAATATCAGGAGATCCATTTGTAATTAAACAAGATTACAAAATACTATATAAATTATTTACGGAAGTAAATGCTTTCTACTTAGATCCGATTAGAGAGGGAACAATAACTTATATAGATTTACCAAATAAATCTGATTCTGTATTTTTAATACCGCCATCATTAACTATTCCACCACCAAATCTAGATCAAATAAATGGAATACAGGCTAAAGCAGAAGTTGTATTAAATGAATATGGAAAAATAGGAGGAATAAAAATAATAGATCCGGGGAGTGGGTATTCATTTTTTAAAGATTCTCAAGCTAAAAGAGAGCAAACTTTCATAGATTTAATTCCAGTAATAAAATCAACATATCAAATAGTATCTTCTAATTTAAATGTTAACAAGCAAACTTTAACTCTTGTAAATAATTCATTTTCTAGATTAAAAGCTAGTATTGATGGTGGGACTCTCTTGTCTCAAGCAGCTACTTCTTCGAGAGTACTGGATTCCGAACAGCAAGCAATATTAGAAGACTATAAGCAAAGAAATAATTTTAAAGATGATTCTAATATAGAGGAAAGTCGAGATTCTATTGGATACAACAACACAAGGACGGTAATAAAAAATAATGTCTCGATACAAATTCTTGATCCTGAGTGGTACGCAATATCATCATTATATGGAGAAAAATATAATAATCCATTAGAAAATTTATCTATTTATAATCAAGATACAGATCCAGCCGCAGAGTCAATAGATCCTTCTAGTTTGTCTCCAAATGTACAAAACGCTTCCGTCGCAATAGAAAATCCAGAAGGTCAGACCGTTGTGCAAAATAATACACAAATACCGGGAACATCAACAACTTCGGAAACTTTTGCTTTAAATTATTTAACTATTTATACAGATTCTAGCCCCTCGATTTCTTTAATAAATAACGATAGCGCTCCTCCTTGGCTTACGCTCTTACCGAAAGAATATAGAAGCGATGGTTCACCTGCTTATGGAACTTTAGCGAATATGTTGCCAAGAGCTTATAATTTATACAATAGATTATCAGTGGGAATTAATAATCTAAATGAAGTGAGAGTTATGATTCCGATGATTTGGGCTGTTGATTTTACTACCTCTTCAAAAGATTATTATTTACCAATAGATCAAACGGAAGATGAGAATAAGATAATAGAATGGAGTCAAGATGGGACGAGAAAAACCTTTCAACAAACTTATAGCTATTATCAACCAATAAACTCTTCAATAGGAGTTTCAGCGTCAAGAAGTGTTGGTAAAGTTTGGTATACAAATCTGGATAGGATAGATAGAGGTTTGGAAAACTCTAGTGCTAGCGAATTTAAAATCTCTTCAGAATATGGAAGTTCAGCGTCTTTTGCTCCATTTGTGCATCCTTGGATGGAAAAAGCATTTCCAGAATTTTATTTAAGATCTTATAAGAGAAAGTTTTTAGGAATAGTGACTGAGCAGTCTTATTCGTGTTCGAGCTACACTCCTTATCAAGAAAATGGCATTTCTTATATATCTTGCGCTGGTGTATGGGGAGATCCATACGCAAAGGCAACGTCAGCTTCAAGTATCCCAGTTGATATTGGAACCACAAATACTCGTTTTGAGTTTTTTGGAAATGGAACAATATCAGCGTCACCAGATGGAACAGCCAGAGCTTTATCGGTACACAACGGAGCAAAAAATGGAAGAAGAATATTTTGCTCGGAAAGTTGTGGGACACAACACTATAAAACAATAGATTTTAAATATACAAATATGTATCCGGGAACAGTAAGAATATGATATCTGAATCTTTTAAAAATTTACTAAAAGAAGGGCTAAAAATTCAAAACGGAATGATAAAAACAACGCAAAGAGCTTCTTCAGCAATAATAAATAATGGAAAGCTTGTCTCTACAAAAGATGAAGCTAAAGCTAGGCTTGATATATGCAATAAATGCCCCAACCTTTCGAAAAAGGGGGGCAGATGCGAACTTTGTGGATGTTTCGTGGTAGCTAAAGTAAAGCTTGACTTTGAAACTTGCCCAGCCGGTAAATGGTAATTACTTACTGGAAGACTTCTTTATACGATCTATAAGCTCGAAGATCTTTGGCTTTGGAATATCTGAAAGAGCAGTTATTTCTTCAGCTTTTTCATATTTCTCTTTAGATAATTTCTTTTTTAAGTCATCTAGAGAAATATTTTTTTCTTTCATTAGGTTAGAAAGAACTGCTGTTGGTGAAAGAGGGTTTTCTGGAGTAAGTTCTTCAAAATTAACTTTAGCTCCAATTTCATCTTGGCCAACGATATTAATCTTAAGGAAATTGCGGACGCATCGTACAAAGGCTCTATTTTCAGCTATTGCTGCTAAATAATTTCTAGCAAAGCTCTGTGTATTATCTGGAGAAGCGTCAGCGAGTGCTTCGAAGATGATTTCCTTCCCATTAGTTTCATAGTTACTGCTCCAACAAATTGTACAACCAGCTATAACATATGACGGACTTGCTGATGGAATAGAGTACCCAACAGAGGTGAAACCTCTAATCTGGGCTAGCTCTTTGATGCCGCCTAGAAGGATAAGAAGATCCTTGTCCTCAAGCTTTGATATGTCAGTCTCTTGGGTTCTTTGCTTATTAGGAACAAGAAATTCTGGGCGAATCATTTTGCGCCAGTTTACAGATCCATCTTCATTGTAGACGTATGGAATTGGCGGATTCTCAAGAAGTCCATACTCATTTCTTGAAAATATTTTTGGAGGAATAGAACTCATCTTTGTAGTATGGATCAAATTTTTTCGTTAGTCAAGAAGTAAAAGCTGTCAGCCTCTTCTTTGAAAGAGTCGTCTAAGATTTGAGGCAAAGGGAAAGAGCCATTTCTAACATCTGGGTGATTAATTCCAGCCCGACAATGCCATTTGCTAGCGAACGTTTTCCCGCTTTTAATTATTATTTTATTTGTTTTGAAGAAAACTTTTGATTTATCAAGCCCATCTAAAAATGATAAATCCATTTTATTTAGCTTGTTAATTATTTTATAATTTAAATATTTTAGTTTTTCAGGCTCTAGGTCTTTATCGTTAAGGGATGTTATAATGTCATAATTAAATTTAAAAGACTCCAGTAAGTCTATAAAAGATGGATCTGAACCTTTTTGAACTTTAAAATATATTTTTTTAATTGAATTTTTATAAGTTAGTAAAATATTTTTAGAAATATCTCTATTTGTTACTATGGAAGCGGGACCATTTTTTAATTGATCAGCAAGGTTTGCTTCTGAAAAAAATTCATCCATTCTAACTAATATTTCATTTTTTGAATCATTAGTTATTTTAAAACTGCAATCTGGAATTAAATCCATAGTTGGAAATGAATAAACTTTCCCAATCGAAAGGGTTCTATCAAAATCATAATTTTCTTCAGGCGATAGTTTTGAAAGTATCTTTACTGCGATTTCTTCTGGTCTAATATTATTTATGAAATTACCAATAGGATTAAAAAAGTTTTTTGATGCTTTATTCGTATTGATGATTTCATTTTCGCCAAGCAGCAAATTGTCAACAAGATAATCTGTTTTTAAAAATATTTGCGGAATTCCTTTTTCAGAACAGATGAGAGAATAAAATTTTGAAGAACCACAATAAAGCATTGAGTGGTTTAGCATATAGGCTTTTTCAGACAAACTGGTTTCTTTGTCTATGCAAGTGCGGCTGAATGGTTGTTTTTTGTCGTCTACAAAATTAACTATCTCTATACTATTTTTAGATAAGAAAGGCTCAATTAATTGAACGACCCTACTCCAGAATACATAATTTAAATTTTGATCATCGTTTTGAGTTTCCAGCACTATGTATTTAGTGAATGGTAGTGGGAAAAACTTCTGATAAATAAAACTATCATTAGGCTCGATGCCTGTAGTAGAAGAAAAAGATTTAAGTAAATTCATGGAACTAAAACAGAATGAAAATTATTAATAGAAAAATTATCAAGGCAATAAATCGACTCAAAGTTATTTCTAAGAAATTCTAAATTGCTTAAATCTTTGCCTTGAACGAGAACTTCATGGACGTCAGTATTACCAAAGAATATTTCAGCAGAATCTTTATTTGTATGAACAAATATTTTTTTATTTGGTTGTTTTTTCTTTATAGAAGAAATGATTTTAGTTGATAAAAAAACATTCTCCTTGGAAGAATTTATACTAACAAAAATTCTGTCTTTCTTTTCGCTGTCTATGAATAAATTATCTACAGTAGTATTTTTAAATTTTGCTACTTCTTGCCTAGCAACATCTCTAAAAAATCCAACAATAGCATCTCTGGGAACGCCAGAATTTATTTTTTCAATCCAGTGCGTTAGACCTTCGTCGTTATCTTTGACTATTCTGCCTAGAATTTTAAAATATAAAGTTTTAAGCCATAAAATATTATCTTCTATGTTATCTATATTTGCTTCTGGGTTAGCTTTTGAATTTTTACTGTCTTCTGGACAATATTCTGAAAAGGGTTGCGAATCTAAAAATTTTTCTATTTTTCCACCAATAAAAGAGGCGGAAAAATTTTCAATTACCCATTTCCTAGCGGTTCTTCCCATTTTTTGTTTTTGAGACGAATCCATTTTGAAAACAGTTTCTAGATTTTTAGCAATTGATTTGGGGCAAGTTGAAGCTTTAATAAACTCCGTCCCGAATTCTCTATATTCACTCCAGTCTAGAGGAATTGATGCGGCTTCTGGACAGCACATTTCTTCTCCGCAGCTATAGTTTGTAACTAAAGTAATTAAGCCAGTAAGCTTCGCTTCTTGTATGGGTATTTCCTGACCGCCGCTAGTAAAGGGATGACAATAAACATCCATGCAATTGTATATTTCATTTAATTGCTTTTCATTAACGCCGCAAGCAACACCAGTGGTTATTTGAGAATTATTAGTCCTGCAAAATTTACAACTGACTTCAGGGCCAGAGAAATTTTTAATTTCATACGCTTTGCAATTTCTACAAACGTATGTAGTCAAAACATCCGACTCTGCAACTCCAGTTTCTTTGCATAGTTTATGAATATTCCAACCTTCTTGCCAATGAGTGTGTAGAAGTAATTTTGCTGAAATCTGAGGATTGACGTCTTTGAAAATTTTAAAACCCTGTAGCAGATTAGGAACGGATTTTCTTAATTGATTTCTAAAAACAAATCCTATAATAAAATCTTTTTTTGGTATGTTGTTATTTTTTCTAATTTCATCCTTTTCTTCTTGAGGCAGCGGTTTGAAGTCGGAAATATAAATAGCTCCATGAAGGGTTTTAACGTGAGATAAACCGATCCTGTGCATTTCTTTCTCAGCAAAACTAGACCATACCCAATAGTTTTTAATTTTAGGAGCTTGAGATATGGCGGATGGAAGAAGCGGCAATGAATCTAAAGTGGTCCATATTACAGAATTAATTTTATTAAACCAAGGCTTATCAATGCAATAATCTACACCCCAAAAATCTTGAACTCCTATATAGAAATCTGGTTTTTCATTTTCTATTATTTTATCTATTTCAAATGCTCCATATGAATATAGTCTAGTTTTATCTGGAGAACTATTAAAATCTTGAAGTTCTGGGCCTTGGCTTGGTACTACGCCAACGCTTCTCCAAGGGGTTCTTTCTAGCTCTGGATGATTTTTTGTTACTCCTCCAGCCAAGCTAATTATATCATACTTTCCAGTATTATATAAATAAGAAAGAATGGCCTTGGCATTTCTGCCAAAGCCAGTCTTACTAAGAGCAAAATCGCTATGAAAAACTATTTTCTTCTTTTTTACCATAGATCATCGTCCGAAGACTCCTGCTTGGGTGCCTCTTCCTTTTTTGGAGCGGCCTGAGCGGGAGCAGCGGTCGATTTATTATCTTGTTCCTTCATTGCCTTTTCAAAGATTTTTGCCAAAGACAACATAAAATAAGATTCAAGCTTGATAGCTTCGCCAAAAGTAAAACCGATTAGGAATGAAGTTTTATCTTGAGCATTTTCTCGGCTTTCCTTAGATACAGAAAGTGAGTAGCCAACTTGAGAAATCTGATTTGGATTATCCTTGCTGGCGCGATTGTATGGAGAAAACTTAATTCGAGTTACTTGTTTAGGAGAATCGTGAAAGCCGTTGAATTCAGCATTTCTACGCATGGCTGAAATAATGTCTCCAATCTCAGTAGAACTGATTTTGACAGAGGCAGACATTTTTGGATTTTGAGCGTTTCCAGCGAAAGAGCCACGCTTCTTGGCTTCATCCCAACTAGATTGCTTGATTAGGTTAATATAGACGCAGTCGTCCTTGGCTGAAAAGTTGAACGAACATCCAGTCCCAGTGTTTTTTGGATTCGGTTTATAAAATTGAATCATACGATATATGATGCTCTTTTTACTCTAGATTGTCAAGATTTTTTTCTTTAAGCTCAGACAATTTTGTATATATTTTTAGTGTTTGAACGCCGAAAGTTTCTGCGAAAACACAGTCTTGCTTTTTGGTTCCTTTAACGATAACTATGTCTTCAGTTTCGGGCAGATAATCGTTATTTGCCGACTTGTTAAAGTCGATTTTATCATTAAAGGTAAGGATGGGAATTGATCCATACTCGTCAGACACAATCATCTTAAATGTTCTGGTTTTCTTTTCGTTTTTGGATACCCATTGGGAACTTTCTTCAACTTTGCCAACTATAAATACAGTAGAGTTATCTTGTTTATTTGGTAAGTCTTTCAATGTGACTAGATTAGGCATCTTCTGAGAGAATATCTCAAATAAAGATTTGTCGTAGCTGTATCCAAGAAGTTTAGTTTCATAAAACCAATTAGCAAAGCTTTCTGATTTATTATTTTGCTGGTAGATCTTTAAATAAGGATCATATTTCTTTTTGATTGTCTGAAATCTAGATTCTTTAATTAAAAGCTTGCCATTTTCATTCTTTGTCTCTGATAGCTTTTTAAGAACTTTAATTAAATCAAACTCAAATTCTGAACCAAATTGAATGGCTAACACTTTTTCCTTATCAGTAAGAATATTCCATAATTGAGCCTCTAGCACAACTCTGCTTCTTGAAGATGAGAATCCATCTAACGCACCGGCTTGAATTAAAGCTGAAACAACTCCAATAGATAGCCCGACTTCTTTTGCTGCCTCAAAAACTTCGAACTTGTTTGAATGATCTGATTTAAAGTTTTTAAGCTTTTCCATCGTTTTTTCAGAAATACCCTTGATCGAAGACAATCCGAATCTAATGTCTTCTCCTTGAATTGAAAAATCTGTTTCTGATTTTAAGATATGCGGGCCAAGAAGCTTTATGCCGAAATGCCTAAGTTCTTTCTGTATTTTTGAAATTTCTTCTAGAGGAGCAGGTTCATGCTTAGTCATCTCAAGCAGAGCGAGGAAAAAATGTTTTGGATACTTGAATTTTAAGTAAATAGTGCAAGCAGCCAATGCGGCATAACTCATTGAATGAGATTTATTGAAAGAGTAGTTTGCGGAGTTTTCTAAAATTCTCCACAGAATATCTCCAATCTCGGGAGCTAATTTATTTTCCTTAATTTTTTCAGAAATCTTTTCTTGCCACTTCTTTACTTCTTCTACCTTCTTTTTGCCAACAATTCGACGCAAAACTTCAGCTTCATCAAGAGTGAAGCCAATCTTGTTGGACATTTTCATTAACTGCTCTTGGTAAAGAGCTACGCCGCCACTTGAGCTAAGAACAGAATCAAAGAAAGGATGAATTGGTTCGTAAACATTGTTGTTAGTAAAATTAGCGTATTGATCTACGAACTCCAAGGCTCCGGGGCGAGCCAATGCAAGTACACCACTTAATTCTTCTAGATTTTTCGGTTTAACTTTTTTACAAACCTTGAAATTTGTATCAGCTTCAATTTGAAAAATTCCATGAGGAGTTTTTAAATCGGCTAGTTGTTGATAAATGAACGGATCGTTAAAATCTATATCGTTAACGTTTATTCCAACTAACTTGCAGACTCTATCGACTATTGAAACGCTTCGCAAACCTAACAAGTCAAGTTTAACATTGAACGTGGATGCCCAGTTCATGTCATAGCTAGAGACCTGTTCCTTGTCGCTAGTAAGTTCAGTAGGGCAGCTTTTATCCATCGGGTAGTACGAAAGCATCATGCCAGATGCATGAACGCTTTTATTTTTGATTAAACTTCTTAATTTAAGAGCGGTATTGTAAACCCTTGGATTTTCATTACACCATTTCTTGAACTCTTCCACTTCGTCATAAGCGTCTTTCAGATCCATGACTTGGCCGAAAGTCTTCGGAATTAAAGAGCTTACGTCATTCATTTCTGTTTCTGTCTTTTCTTCTATTATTTTACCACATTCTTTGATTAGTAGTTTGCCACTCAAAGTGGTTAATGTTAAAATTTTAGAAGTCCTTCCAGAGAATAACTGCTCTAGGAATTTAATTACTTTATAGCGATTATAGTAGCAAATATCAATGTCAACATCGCACATTAAAGATCCATCAAGATAAGTAATGCCATCGACTACTTGCTTCTTGGCTCGAATCTTAGAGATGAAACGCTCAAAGAATAGTTCGTATTTGATTGGATCTACCTTGGTAACCCCCAACAAATAAAGAATAAGGCTGCCAGCAGCAGAGCCGCGTCCAAGACCAACAGGAATGGAGTTTTCGTTGCAATAATTAACAACAGTCCATACTAATAGAACATAATCTAGAAATCCAAGCTCTTTAATGGTTTCCAGTTCATACTTTACTCTTTCTGAATATTTAGAGTATTCTTCTTTCGGAATTTTTAATTTCTTAAAATTGCTTCTGCAAACTTGAATCAAAAAGTCATAGTTAGAAGACTCTTCTTTTAGGCCGTATTGAGTCTTGAGCCGGTTCTCTATATTAAATTCTGGCAAACGAACGCCATACAATGGAAGCTTTATATTGTCAAACGCAGATTCAAATTTATTCATATCTCGACTTGAAATTTAATTTTATTCCACACTTTTAGATTTAACTCCAAATCTACAATAGCATTGTGGAGATTTTCGTAATCATGCTCTATGTTATAATCTTTTCCGAGAGAAGTTAAATTAGTTTTAATGCCTTTTCTATAAGTATGAAGCAACTTGTATTGATATTCTACAAGGGACTCTTTTGGCATTTTAGGAATTCCATATTTGATTCCTTTAGCCAAGCAATTAGTATCAAGGATTTTATTAACTAGATGGCTAGCTCGCATTCCTTTGAGTAAATACATCTCTTTTATTAAATACAAGTCGAAGCCAAGAATATTATGACCAACAATATAGTCAGAACACTCAAGCCAATCCCTAACAGTACTAAACACATCATCAAATTTCTTGCCAGTTGTTCTAATAAGTTCTTCTGGATATCTTGTGATTCTTCTCGCATCTTCAGATATTTTAAGGTTTGTGTCCCATTTAACAAGAAAATCTCGCTCGTCGACTTTTTTTCCGCCAACAGTGCTTAGCATCGCTATTTGCCAAGGTAGATTTTGACAGAAATTAAGGCAAAGATTAAGTGTTTCGCAGTCGATAAAAACAAGTTTTTTAGACTTGTCAAATCTTAATAGTTCATTTTCCATATTTTTCCTTGAATGATTCTGCGCAAAATTCGTTAGACGAAAAGTGGTCTAAGTTTGGTTTATTTAAAGTAGTTCTATTAGAAATACATCTGAAAGTTAAATACGTTAGAAAGTCTTCTTTGTTTTCGTAATACACAGATTGACTTTGCACTATAGAAGACTTGTCGAGAATTGTATCGTTAACCTTACGACTCAAAATACCATCGAAAGGCAAATTATTATCTTCAACAAAATAAATCAAATCGCAAAAACTAAAATCAGGAACGCAAATGCTATAAGTTAAGTTATTCTTAAAAATATAGGAGTCGTAAAATGGTATTGCCATTAGAAGATTATCTTTATTCCATAGCTCTTTTAGAACTTTACAATCTATTCTTGGGTAATAATAAAATCCAGTAGTGCTGGCTGTTGTGGATATTTTAATTAGATCCTTATACCCTTCAGCATTTTTGATAAAGATTATTACTTTGTGCTCTTTATCTTTTGACTCAGTGGTCTTATTATTTATATCATCACATATCGTGAGCCTAAGCCCAAACCTTAAATCAATCTTCGATTCTTCGCAAGACTTGTACGCCTCTAGAAAACCAGAAATAGAATCTTCAACCAAATATAGTTTGTTTAATTTAAGTTTTAAAGCAATATCTATTATTGAGCTTGGTTCATGCTCTGAGCTAGACCCAGCCTTAGAAAGCGTCAAAATAGATTTCCCAAGACTATAATGGGATTTGAAAAGAGGAATGGCTGAGTAGTCCATGGGATATGGTGGGCGATAGGTTCAATAAGTCAATCAAAAAGTTGGATCATCTTTGCGCCAAAATGGGCAACCTTTATAAGATGTTTTATTTATCAAAACAATATTCGAATCATTAAAAAGATCGTCTCTGTTAAAAGATGATTTAATAAATTTATCATTCTTATCGTAACCCATATAATAAGTAGCTGGAAGTCTGGATGGACAAATCCATTTTCCCTCTACGTCACTTCCACACATCCATTTCTTTTTTGGAGTACTCGCAGCTAAATTTTGAACAGCTCTTTTTTCATCAAAAGATGATATGTATCCAGCGACGTAACTAAGATAAGCCTTGAAACCCTCTAATTGCTCTACGGTTGGTTTTGGGGCTTCTTGAATTGGCTGTTTTTTAAATTTAAGAAAAATAAATGAGACATCTGGAATATGGCCTTTAGTTTTAAATACAGCTAAAGAATACATCAAGTTTTGTAGGTTAAAGTCAATCTCTTCTTTAGAAAACTTACCTTTGCTTGATTTGTAGTCGTAAATTTTATAGTTTGTATCGCTAAATTTTGCAAGCTTGTCAATAAATCCATTGATAATATAATCTTCCTCTTCAAGTTTAAACTCTGATTCAGCTTCAACAAGCAAAGCTCCACTACAGAAAAAGTCGCTTTGAAGACCTGTTTGGATCATATTATAAATAAGATCTAAATTTTCTTCGTCATTTACTTTGAGCTTTTTAGCGTGTTTTAGAATAAGTCTATGGATAGATGGATTTTTTATAACTCCAGCTTTGCCAGAGCATAGATCTTCAAAATATTTTTTATGCCTATCAGTAAGGAGTAGCTCAAATATTAAATGGCAAATTGTCCCCCTTGAAGCTCCAGCGTTAGAAATATCTGGAAGTTTAAGAATATATTTAGTATAGTAAAGCCAGCTACACCCTTCGGCGGTTTTTATTTTACTAGCGCTTAGTTTTACTTTTTCTTTATTAATTAAAGTGTCTTGTGCCATTGTAATATCTTTGCTTTGTCTAGCAGGTTTAAGTCTCCAAAGTCTTTCCCGCCAACAGGAAGATTGATTGAAATTTGATTTGTGTCAAAATAATTCAGTAATTTATTTTTTACAGCTTCCGCTGCTTCATTGCCAGCGTTGTTTGCTTGAGAGTCGTTATTAAAAGCTACAATTATTCTTTTAGGATTGATGGCGATTAAACTATAAATTATTTTAACAGAAAGATTGAGACCAAATGTAACTATGCAATTTTTGATTCCATTTTCTCTCAAAGCGAGCATGTCGCCAATGCTTTCCACAAGAATTACGGATTTGCTTTCTTTGATATCTTCTAAATTTACCTTTAAAGGGTAAACCCATTCTTTTTTATCTCCTATGTGTTTCCATTTTGGCCTTCCGTCTAAAGACAAAGGACCTACGTCTCTACCTGAAAAACCGATAATATTATCTTTGTTATCAAATACTGGGAAGGTGTATCTATTATACATTTTACCAGTAGTAGCAAGGCCGCATTGAAATGGAAGTAAAGTAGACGCAGAAATGCCTCTATTTAACCAGTAAGAATCGTCTTTGGCCAATTTTAATAATAAAGATTTATCAAAATATTGGATTTGAGAAGTTGTTATCTTGGGTTTTTCTATCTCTTTAGTATCATAATTAACTCCTTTGGAAGAGATCCAGCTTTTAGCTTCGGTTATGTTTTTAAGCTTTAAAGTTATTTTAACTAGCTCCTCCAAGGACCCGCTTTTGCTTTCCTTGAAATCAACCCATTGACCAGAGTTTTTCCAGATGCGAAGTACGTTATCGTTATCTGAGTCTCTATACAATGGCTTTGCTCTATATTCTCTTCCGTTATCGTTAAGAACATAGCCTAAATCCTGTAGGATTTGCCTAACAGACTCGCAGTCGTTCATAGAAGTTCGCCATCTCCAGAATCGTCTAATTCGGGTCTTAAAGATCTAGCTTCAACAATATCTTCAAGAGTTCCCTTTTCTTCAACATTAAAATTTGATATATTAAAGCTGATATAGTTAGGAATATACTTAGTTCTTTTGCCTTCTTTAATTCTAACTAAATCATGGTGACCGGCAGAATCTTTGCCTTGAAAGCGTGTAGCTAAAGGAATTAATTTGTGAGATCCAAATTCTTCTCCATCGTCAGCGATTTCTTCTACGGTTTTTCTTCTAAAAATACCTACGAACGAAGCAAACCACTGTAAACGATCTGATTGAGAAATTGCACTACTATCATCAACGCCATTTTCTGCGCTTCTATTTAATTGGCAAGCTGTAAGAATTGGAATATTTAATTCAGAAGCAAGTTCTTTCAAAGCGTTCACCTTATCGCCAATCAACTGATACTCTTGTTTGTTTTTATCCATTTCTCCAGTCAGTTTTATATAGTCATAAACGATAACGCATGGATTTCCTCTGCCAACTTTCGCAAAGTACCATCGGCGAATAATTGAAATAACCTCTTCAATTGGTTTGCCAGAGACCTGAACGTGATCTACTTGATTCTGTATTTTAATTATATCAGATTTCTTTTCTTGAAAAAGATTGTATAGATTTGTGTTTTTCTTCCAATTTCCAGTTTCTAGATACCAAACAGGAATCTGCGTGATTGAGGAGGCTATTCTGAACTTCATATCTAGAGTAGACATTTCAGTATCAAGAACTAAGGCTCTGCAACCTTTATTAATTGTTGTGGTTTTTATTGCTAGATCATTTAAGATAGTTGATTTGCCATGCTTTGGGCGACTAACCCAAGCGTATAAGTTTCCGGGCCTTACGCCACCATAAAGGCGATTAAAGTTTTGATATGGAGTCTCTAGTCCATTTTCTTTGATTGGATTATTGCCTCTTTCCTCAATGATCTCTATAACATTAGAAGTTATATCTTCTGGCTTATCATTTTCGTTAGCATAAAGAGATATTTTTTTATTATAGATCTGGTCTGATTCGGTGATAATTGACTCAAGATCTTTTTCCGCACAACTATGCGCGAATTTCTTGATGTTTTCGCCGGTCTCTTCCAGCTCTCTTCTTACTCTAAATTTAACTAATTCTTTTGCAGCTTCAATCAATCCATTCTTTGTTGTCGGGATTAAGCATATGCTGTTGACATAATCAAAAACATTGATGCTTTGATCTTTAAATGTAATGCCTAGGTTTTGCGCTTTTTGAGCTACAAGAACTTTATCTACAGTTGAGCCATTTTCAAAGCAGTCTTTGAAGACACAAAAAATAGTATAATGAACGTCATTGACAAAATCATTTTCATTAATAAAAGAACGAACATCGCCAAATGAATCGTGATGCCTAATTAAGCCTGAAAGAATGTATTTTTCTAACTGCAAAGAATAAATTGCCATATTATAATATTATATTAAATTTCTCAAGGAAAAACTTTTCATTTAAAGAATCAACTTCATTGTCGTAGATCTCAACAAGAATAAATTTATTCAATGTGAGCCAGTTTTCCTTGGCGACATCTCGCTTAATTGATTTTAAATAATTTAAACGAGAATCGTTATGAAAAAACTTATTGTAAGCAGAGTGCTGTGGGCCGTGGACCTCAACAGCAATCTTGCGAGTTGCGTTCAAAATGTCAACTTTTAATCGACTTCCAAACACAGGAAACTCCTCGTAGACAATATGGTTTTGCCAATATTTTCTAAGGAACTGCTTGGTTTTAAATTGTATTTTAGATCTGGAGGCGGCGTCCCAGTCTATAGTATATTGAGATACATTTTTGCTTACAACCTTGCCAAAAGCATTATAGAGCTTCATTTCTTTAGGACGCTAATAAATTTATCAAACAAATATTTAGTGATGTTTGGGTTTTCCTCAAGGAAATTTTTGAGATTGGCTTCTCCTTGATGTTGTTTTGGAAACTCTAAATTATTATCAGCAAGCTCTTTGACAAGCTCGTCAGTTATAGTTATCCAAGCTCCTTTTGCATGAGCGAACTCCCAAGCAAGCAATTGGTCCACAATCTCATATTCAATCCAAACGCTAGAGCCGTTTTTGCGCCCATATTTAATTGGATACCGAACTTCTCTGCCAGATTTCTCATTTGGAGTTTTTTTGAAAACTATTTTGCACCAATGCCCGACAGGATTACCATCTTGTTTGGCGTTTGCATAAATAAAGTCTTTGTTCCAACGCTGCTGGAATTCTAGGATCCAGTCAGAATAATGAAGGGCTGCGTTTCCGCCGCTGGCATTAGTAACTTTTGGATCACCCTTCTCGTAAGGATTAATCTTAATTGAAGATCTGACTTGAGAAATTATGAAACAAATGTGACCTCTGGAAGAAAAAGCGGCGGCCATCTTACGAAGTAGGTCCGCAGTTAGGAGCGCGGCTCCAGCAGTCTTGTTAGCTTCAGTGGATGACTTTGCTAAATCGTTTCTTGGTACTAAAGCGTCAAGGCTATCAAGAATGAAGAAATATAAATTATTGTCATCGTTATCTTTGATTAGCCTTCGCATCATGTCGATGACAAATTCATAATCATTAGTTGGAATTACTTTCCAACGGTCTGGATCTGTGCTTACTCCAGATCTTTCAATGATTGCTTCACTAAGTCTGCCTTCAGATTTTATATAAATAATACATCCTTTTTCTGGATGAAGATCTTGAAAGCTTTTAGCGAAAGCCAGAGCGTTGCTTGTTTTGCCGCCTTCTGTGACACCGGAAGATCTTACGATACCGGGATGGATTCCTCCGCCCATTTCAATATCTAAAGTTAAACTGCCGCTGCTAACTACATAATCAATATTATTATCAAAAGCATAATGATGTTCTTTATTATCTTTTAAGATAGAATCTAAAACACGAAGTTTGTTAGATGATGATTCTTCTTGTATTTCGGAGGTTTCTTTTTTGGGTCGTGCCATATTATTTATTGAATAAATTTAAAAACTGTTTAAGTGATGTGGGCTTTTTTACAACTTCTGTAAGCGGAGCTACAGTTTCATTTTCTAATGTGATTTTAGGCTTTTCAAAAGACAAGGACTCGTATTTTTTAATGGCTTCCAAAAATTTTTTACCGTTTTCTCCTAAAAACCACGTCAAAGAAATCAACTTTGTTCTTCCTTTGAGGCCAATTAAAAAATCAAATCCGTATTTTTTAATTAATTGACCAGCCACGCGCATTTCGTTAGGCCAGTTGCAATTCTTGGTGTCTACAAGAAAAGCAGAAATAAGCAATTGATGGTTGCTAAGTTTTCTGGGTTTTTTGATCTTGTCCACCACAGAATGGAGTGTGGCTTGAAATCAGAGATTAGTCAAGAGGGAAATATCGTGCAAGACCATTTTGCTGACAAGGTCTTTAAATGAAGACTTTGGACTCCATCCAAGCTCTTCTATGGCTGGATTTGAATTGCCGAGAAGTAGATCGACCTCTGCTGGTCGATAAAATTTAGGATTTATTTTAACTAAAATAGATGAAGATGGATCATTTTTAATGGCGTATTCGGTGGTGACGCTGTACTCCTCGCTCGTTCCTTGACCATGCCAAGCCCCTTGAATGCCTGCTGTTGAAAATGCAAGCTCAACAAATTCTCTAATTGAATGAGTTTCATTTGAAGAAAGGACATAATCTTTAGGAGAGTCTCTGTTTAACATTTTCCATACCCCATCAACAAAGTCTTCGCTGTCTGACCAGTCTCTTTTAGAGTCTAGATTTCCAAGTTCAATAGCCTCAAATACTTCTCCTTTATTAATAGCATTTATTATTCTAGCTACTCCTTTAGTTATTTTTCTTGTAACAAACTCTTCTCCTCTTTTTGTCCCTTCATGATTAAATAAAATGCCATGAACGGCGTAAAGGTTGTAAGACTCTCTGTAGACCTTGACAATATGCCTAGCGGCAGCTTTAGAGGCTCCATATGGGCTTCTTGGGCGAATAGGATGGGCGATATCTTGAGGGGCGTAGGCTACGTCTCCGAACTCTTCACTTGACCCAGCAGAATAAAACCTGCAAGCTGGTCGATGTTTTCTTATAGCTTCAAGGCATCTTGCGACTCCAGTGGCATTTGTATCAAATGTTTGCAATGGTATTTCCCAACTGCAACCAACAAAGCTTTGCGCACCAAAATTAATAAAGTAATCTGGTTGTATTTCTTTAACTAGAGAATCTATTGAAACACTATCGCAAAGATCGGCATAAACAAACTTAAATCTACTATTTTTAATAAACGACTGACAGTTTACAAAATTTGGATTAGAACTTCTTCTTATTGTTCCAAATATTTCATGGTTAGTATTTTTTAATAAATACTCGACCATGTTTGCCCCGTCTTGCCCTAAAACGCCGGTTATTAAAACTCTCATATCAAAACTTTACTCTTCCAATAATTATATCTTTAAGCATTACCCAGTCCGCTGCCTTAGCCCAGATTGGATTTTTAAATGCGGCTGGTTTATTTTTCTCTATGAAAAAATGACCGCTCCAAGCAAATGGATAAACAATAAATGGAAGCGCTATAAACATGGGAAGAAAAAACAAAGACTTCCAAAAAACGAGTCTGATACAAAGAATAAAATAACCAATTGTAAACAACTGACCCAGAACATGAAGTCTTCTGTTCCACTTATTTTGATGGAGTGTTAGATACATTTCGTAATATTCTTTAAATGTCATATTCATGATTTTAATAATTCGCTAGATGAATATATTTTAGGAAGATCAAGAACTATTTCTAAAATATTATTTTCTTTGCAAGTTACGGACTCGGCGGAGTCTAGGTTTCCGTGTTTTCTGTCTCCACTGTTAAAAAACATGATTTTACAATCTTGATACTTACTTTTAATTAATTTTAGAGTTCGGCATTGAGTTTTATCTTGATCTATAGAAACTATAGCTTCGTCTACACTTTTAAGATTTTTTAATATATCTTGCCTATGCGACTCTGACATAAACGATTTGCTACCTTTTAGTAAAACTTGATGATCATTATTTATAATAGCTATTAAATAAGAGCAGTTCTTTTTTGCTTCATTTATGTATTCTAGATGCCCGGAGTGGATGGGGTTGAAGTATCCAGATACAACGCCTATAGTTTTATTTTTTATTGATTTTCTCCAATCAACAGCATTTAGGCCCTTATCGTCAATAAAAATATCGCCGTTTGGTTTACCTTTATCTATAAGTTCGTGGTATTTAACGCCCCAATGGTTTAGTTGTTTTACTGTTAGTTCATGCCAGTTTAATCCTGATGAAGCCCCTCTGGCGGTAAATAAGATTATTATATTTCCATTTTCATAGAGATAATTTATTTCTTTTACAGCTTCTGGAAATGGCTCAGCTTTTTCGTACTCTCTTTTTTCATTTGTGGAACATATAGTTCCATCTATGTCAATAACATATCTCATTTGTATTATCAAATATAGTAGAAGCTCCGGAATCGTCGAAGTCAAAATCTAAAACGCTGTTTCCAAATGTTTCTTTAATTCTTTTCTTTACATTGGGATTGCAAATAACTAACACAAAACCGCATCCACCAGCGCCAAGGAGTTTGGCCCCATAAGCTCCGAGGCCAATGCATGTAGTAATAATGTTGTTTACAGAGCTGGTGGCTATTTGGTTTGATATCTTACGTTTCTCCATCCAAGATTGATATAGCAGGTTTCCTATTTCACGAATATTTTCATTTATGAAAGAGCTATAAGCAGCTTTTGCTAATTGGAGTATTTCTAGTTTGTTTTGATTTTCGTGAGACTTGGCGACGTCGCTAGACTGTCTTTGCTCATTAGAGTAAATTAAAACCATTGATCTTTGAAGCTCTCGTTTGAACTCCTCTGTAACTGGCAGGGGCTTAACAAGAAAGTCGCCATTGGTTTTAATATTTATTGTATTAAGTCCTCCATAAGCGGACCATATTTGATCTTGAATACCGCCACTTTCGTTGAGGGTTGTTCTTTCTATTTCTATAGCGTCTTTTGCTAGCGTTTTTTTAGAAGTTTCTAGTTTAAGAAATTTTCTAATTAAATAACTCATTCCGACGCAATAAGAGGATGACCCTCCTAGGCCTGTTCTAGAAGGTATATCGGAAAAAGAAATAAATTCTATAGGAGATTTAATTTTAAAATATTTTAACGTTTCTCTTATAAGTGGATTTTCTATTTCTTCTAATGTTTTAACTCTTTCAAACTTTGAATAACTTATTGTCGTTTCTTCGGATAAAATTTTTGGTTTTTCTCTTATAGAAAGATATGCATATTTATTTATAGCGCAGCCAATTATAAAAGATTCATGCTTCTCGTAAAAATCTTTATAATCAGTCGAGCCACCAAAAAATGAAACTCTAAATGGAGATTTCGCTAAAATCATGACGGCAAGCTATTTACAAGAGAAGTGAGTTGTAAGATATGTTCTTTGGGAAGCTCTGGATAATTTCCTATATACCATCCGAAACTATGGCAATGATCTGTAATAGGAAAATTAAGATAATAATTATCGAAGAGCTTTTTTAGATACGGCTGACGCAATTGATTGCCGCCTCCAGATAAACCTCTTCTAAATTCTATCCCTGCATTTTTTAAAGCTATTTCAACATTTAATGCTAGCGTTGGGCTTGGCTGTCTTAAAATAAGGGTAAATGCATAATTAGAATTTCCTTCTCTATCAAATCCTGTAAAAAATTTGGTGGGATCTAAATTATCTAAGAACAGATTTAAGTTTTCTGCTCTAATTTTATTATTTTTATCTAAATTAGGTAGCTGGTTCAAAGCTAATACGGCGTTGATTTCTGTAGACCTAAAATTATGAGCGGCCTCTAGGAATACAAAGTCTTTATTTAAATCTGGGTGTTGATTTAAAATTTTACTCTTTAGATTTTCATCAGTTGTTTCTCTTAACATTCCGTGAGAGCGGAAAGCTCTGATAAGTTGATATATATCATGATTGTTGGTGCTAATCATGCCGCCCTCAATAGAAGTCATGTGATGGGCGTAATAAAAAGAAAAATTAGAAATATCTCCAAAGGTTCCTACTTTTTGACCTTTAAATGTGGCTCCATGAGATTCGCAAACATCTTCAATCAATAGAATATTCTTTTCCTTACATAACTTAAGAAGCTCGTCACTTAGGCCATTATATCCTAAAATGTGTATTAGCAAAATAGCTTTAGTTTTTGGAGTGATTTTAGCTTTTATTTGCTCAATATCTAAGGCTAGATTGTTAAGTGTGATGTCGCAAAATACTGGAGTGAAATCATTCTGTAAAATTGCAGCAACATCTGAAACCCAAGCCATGGGGGGTACAATAACTTCCCCGCCTTCAGGGAACATATACTTAAGATAAAGCAGGGACAACTCGTTAGCGGCGCTGCCTGAGTTTACCATTATATTATATTTAGTCCCAAGCCATTCTCCCCACTTAGTTTCGAACTCTCTTACTTTAGAAGAGTTGGTGAGAATAGGGAGTGGATCTTGAGATAGGAAATCAATAATTGAATTCGCGTCTGATCGCGAAATATTGTTATGCATTAATGGCCATTTCATACAGTATTAGTTTTATTAAGTTAAAGAATTAGATATTTCTAAAAACTTTGTTCTTTTTTCTATTATCTCTTTTAGAAGAGAGCTAACGCCATCGGGCGGACAATATCTTCTGTGCAACGCGTTACGATTAGAAGCCATTCTTTTGGTTCCTGAATCTGATTCCATAGTTTTATTATGAATGGATTTATGTAAAATATTAATTTTTTCTCTATAATTTAAAATAGTAAATTTATTAGATTCTTTTGCAAGTTTATATAATTTTACATCACCTTCCCACGTTGGATATTCTCTAGGGTAAAATTCTCCCAAATCAAAGCAGTAATTAGAAGAAAGAATAGGAAAACAACAGCATTCAAATATTTCTTCTTCGTGTATTCGTTTGTTTTGTTTCCAGTGGGTGTCGTCAGATATAGAAATATAATAATATTTATTAGATAAAAAATCAGACTGAAATTTTTGAGAATAAATTATTTTTTCAAGTTCTAAATCCCAATTTTTAGTATCGATAGAGCAATCATTTCCTAAAATCCATTTAAAATAAGATTGCTCGCTAAGATCTAACCCGAGGCTGTAATAGTGGTTAGGAAGGTCTAATGATTTTTCCTGTTTTCTAGATATAAATTTAAATTCATAAGAAAGTTTTAGAGCTGTTTTTTGAAAAAGGTTTATTGTTTCTATATCGTCATGATCGCAAACTCCAACAACATCTATTTTTTCTTTGTTTTTTGTAAATTTTTCTATAGACAAGAGTAATTGCTCAGTGGAATCTAATCTAGATCTGGCAGGAAAAATAATTGATACGGTATTCATAATATATTAAAAAAAACTACATTTTATAGTTTCGTAATCTAGCTGTTCTTTTGTTAAATAAAGATTATTTTTTAAGAACTGCTTTAATCTTTCTGGATCTTTAGATTTACCGTCTGGATGATAGCATTCAGGACGATGAGGAAGAATTCTATTGCATTCTTCATACCCAAAACCGCATTCAACAGCTTCTGGATCTTGTACGATTTTAAAAATTGTTTCAGGAGCGGGAGCAATAAAAGTATGGCACCAAGCTGGAAATTGCACTAATTCTGGCCTAAATCCAGAACTTGCGCCATCCATGCTTGTTTGATGGTGCGCAATGACATCTTTATGAGCAATAAATTTCTTATTAACACTAGCACATAAATAAGAAAAAACAGATTCCGTACAGCAAGAAGCGAAAATATCGGGTATTAATTTTTGATTAAAATTTTCGTATAAAGAATGATCAAATATTTGACAATGCAAATTTAAAGTTTTGCCTATTGGAATAATTAAATGATCGTTTTTGAAAAGAGAACCTTGAATAGATTCGTCATTAGAAAATTGACTTTCATTAAACCATACGAATGCCCCGCTGTCAGAATCTGTCCTTGAGCAAGTCATTGCATATTCTTTAGAACAATGCAAACTATAAAGCTTTTCTATAGCGTTTAAATCATGCTCAAGGCTTATTCCTGAATCGATATATAAATATCCACTAAATGGCCCAAATCTTTTAACGCATTCTTGGGCTGTTTTATTAAATGTTACGTTTACTGGAAGCTTTTCATCTATAAAACAATAATTTATTAAATCACCAAAAGAATCTCTTAAGTAGTTTTTAGTGTTTTCGCTATTAAGGCACGAAGACACTACTATTTTTATATTTTTTTTAGTTTGATTTAAAAAACTAGTTATTGAATTTTTATAATAGAAAATATTTTCTCTTCCAGAAATGCCGCATGTATTATATACTAGTAAAAGATCGTTATTCATAGTTGAAAATTATATGTTGTATTTGGTAAATGGGAAATAGAAACTAAAGATTTAAAAATTGACTCATCGTAATTATCAAAACTTAAATTGCTTTTTTCTGAATTAAATTTTTGATTGCATTCCATATAAATATCTGGGCCTAATTTTTCCGTTGGTCTTTCGCCGTTTATCATCTCTTCGTAGAATCCGAGCCAATGATCAACCCAATGATGAATGAAACATGTATTAAATATTACATTTTCCATGTGTTTTTCTATAGATAGTCTTTCTATAGCAAAAAAATGCCATACATTATAGGGTCTTCCATTTTTAATTGAGCAAAGCGGATTGTCTGGCCATATATTTCCAGTATGGCGCTTTATCCTTTTATCGTAATAATTTTTTTCTGGACCACCTAGATGATGTGTTAAATTGCATATTCTAAAATCTAAACTTTGAAAATCATCATTAGAAAAATAGTCTTTTATTTTTAGAAAATCTTGCTTTACGCAATGGTCATCTGGTAAAATTATAACGTAATCGTTTTGAGATTCTTTGTACGCTTTATTAAAACCATAAACAGATCCATTATTTTTGTCGTCTTCAACCCATTTTATATTTGAGCTTTCTTTTATTTTATTTTTGGAACAGACAATTATTTCATAATTAGAATCATCCAAATCTGTTATTGATTTAATAGTATTTTCTAAAGCAAAATTCGATTTGTTGCTGGCTATAATATAAGATAGTTTGTTTTTCATTCAATCCTCTCTTTCATTATAGCAAAGAGTGTTATTTTTAAAAAATTTCTTTACGAGTTTTTCGTAAGTTTCGAAATCTTTCGAATCATTAACTGTATAAGACGTTGGTTTTTCAGAAATTCTATTTAAAGAAGATCCAAGACAAAAAATTGGCTCGCCATCTATTTTAGATATAAAAAAAGGCAAAAAGTTATCAGCGTAATGATGCAAGAAAGATTGATTAAAAATCACTCCTTGGAGATAATTTTCAACTGTTTCTCTATCAAATACTGGATATCCCATGATCATTTCGGTCGGCTCGTTATATATATTTTCAATGGGTGGTATTCTTGTGGCTGTTAATTTATTTAAATTTAAAGGGGCTCCTATAGCTGTTATTTTTAATTTTCTATTGTTAAAAATGTTAGATTTTAATAATTCTATGGCGTCTAAACAACCATCTGAAAGTTTATGATCGTCATTTAAAATAAAAATATATTTGCCTTTAGACGCTTTGTACATTTCATTATAGCACTTAACAGTATTCCCATATTTTTTATTAGTATCTATTATATTAATTATTCTATCGTCTTTTATTTGTTCGAATGAAGATATAATTATTTCAAAAGAATATTTTTTATAATGATTGGTGGTAGTGTCGATAATATTATCTACTACTTTTTTACATAAAACATCATAATTTTCGCCATTTACTATAAGAAAAGAAATATCCATATTATTTTGCGGTTATAATTTCAATAAGATTTTTAGCTTTTTCTTTATGTATGTTGCTGGAATGTTTTAATTTATAATTCCTGAGAGAATTGAGTCTTTTCTGTATTAATTTTTCTCTATTGGAGCAAATATCAGTTATTTGATTTATTTCATTATAATTTATAGAATTTAATTTATTACAATATTCATCCATTCCCCATCCGTCCGAAACAATCAGGCAAAGACCAAAAGACATAGCGTTAGTTAAAGAGCAGGAGTGGACTTGTCTTGATGGAAGTAAGAAAATATCTGATTTATAGTATAGTTCTTGAAGTTCATTTTCTGAAATATATTCTTTGATTATATTTACTTTATCTGGGAATAGATTTTTGCATTTTAGATTTTTATTAGTTCTAAAAGTCAAATTAATATTAATATTATTTTGAAGAAGATAACATGCTATGTCATCCACTTTATCTCCGCCTCTTTCGAAAAAATTATTATCGTTTATGTCTATCCAGCTACCCCAAGCTATAAGATTAATAGGCCTATCAGATTTTAAAGATTCTATATTTTGTAAAATAATAGAATAGTTTTTATCTGGAGAAGATAAGTCTAGATGATATGTATTGCAATTATATTTTTCAAATACTTGCTCGCATGTGTTTTTTATATGACTAATAAAACCGAGAAAATTTTTATTGTTTATGATTTCTTCTCTTCGAAAAGTTTTGAATTCTTCTAAATATAGAAAAAATGGTTTTTTATAAAACTCTTCGTTTGAATAAAATGGCAAATTCATGCCAGAATGAGGGTCGTCAAGTCCTATAATATTGCAATCAAAGTCTATACTTTTAAAAGTATTTCTTAATACATTATATAAAGTATGATCGTTTTTAATTGCGAAAATGTTTATCATATTATTTTTCGTTGTAAAAATCTCCCCATTCAACTAAAATTGTAGATTTGCCATCTGTTCTATTCAAGGCTTTCTCATAAGCAGGAAATATGTCTTCAGGCTCATCTAGCCTAATAACGTCAATATTAGACAGCATCAATTTAAAAGCCTCTGTAAAATCTCCAACATGTTGATGCTGGGGGTGCATTGGGCGGATAGATCCAATTCCTGTTCTAATTATAGCTTTTGTTTTATAATCAGAAATCATTTGGATCTTGTCAAGATGACTAACTACTTGGTTGGTCGCCAATAAAAAGAAATTCCATCTTGGATAAATGCTGATTGGTATTTTTCCAGATAAAGCAAGCCCATTTGTGATTCCAGCTTGTAAGTCTTCGCAAACTGGAAGCTCTAGTTTCTTAGAATCTGGAACATCTTTCAGGGTATTAGTCATTGCAGTCCCAGCGTATTCAACGGCCTGACCAATAAAAATAGTGTCTGGATGAGAAGCCAGAAAATTCATTGATCTTTTTAATTCGTCAAAATATTTCATATTAAAATTGAACTCTTTGCCCAGCGCCAGCGTGGGGCCATTTAGTTTCGTACTTATAGTAGTGAATGTATTTGTTATAAACTCCTTCGTAAGTTAATCTAATTGAATTCCATGTTTTTTTAGTATCTGTGCATACGGATTTTCCATTGTCCTCAATAATGAATCTTACTGGAAGATCGTGATTTTTAACATATTTATAGCATTCTTCAAAAGATCCAGTTTCAGATGTCATGTCTCCTACGAAACAATGTATTTTTTCTGAAGATCCATTTCTTTTAGAAGCTATTCCAAGGCCGACTGCTATAGGTAATATTCCAGTCACAATAGCGGAAGAAAACACTTTATATTCAGGAAAGCAAAGAGAAATAGATTTGCCATCCATAATACTTTGTTTGACTTGATCTTGAGGGACTCCCTTTAGAAGGCATTGATAATGACTTCTCCAAGTACAAAGAACCCAATCTTCATCTTTTATATCTTGAAAAACATTTATAATGCTATCTTCGTTTCCATTATATAGATGAACTGGAGATTTTATTTTGCCAGAATTAAATTCTTTGGCAATATCTTCTTCAAATTCAATCAATTCTTCTTTTGAATATTTTTTCATTTAATTGTAAATTTTACGTTTGAGTTTTACTTGTAACATATTTTTGATATTTTCACAAGCCCTTATTCCAAATTTATTTTTTATCTTTTCTAAAAATTTTGAATCGTTATGATATTCTTCGAAAGCTAAATCTCTAAATTTTAAAATTTCAGCAGCGCTCAAAGTTTCTGTAGGAAGAGGCATAGTGTCGTATCCATGAAAAGAAAACGCTTCATACTTATCTGGAACTTGTATGTTTTTAGATATAGCGTCTTTGTAAAGTTGGCTGCCGGGAAGAGCCATTGCTGCGTAGGCATTCCAACCTGCTGTGCAAAGTTCTTTTGAGAACTCTAAAGTCTTTCTCATACTTTCTAAAGTATCTCCGGGAAGTCCAAAAATATAATTAGCCATTACTTCTATTCCAGAATCGTGGACTTGAGATATTACTTTTCTTATGTCAACTTCTTCGAATTTTCCTTTAGATACTTCTAGTCTTACTGATTTTTCTGCGCTTTCTATGCCAAGAGCAAGCCATCTGATTCCAGCAGATCTAACTAGCTTTAAAAGCTCTGGATTGCGTACAGTATCTATTCTTGAATAAGCCCACATCATTAAATCTTTACCGTATCCACGATCTCTAAGCATTTCACATAAAGGGGCATAAAATTTTTTATTGAGTAAGAACATTTCGTCAGTTATTTTTATTGTTCTAACTCCCATGGAATATAGTTTGTCAAACTCTTTAATTATAAATTCAGGAGTCCAATACCTCATTCCACTATATTTACCAGCAACGCCTACTTCTTCATTATCATTTCTATTGATAATATTTATCATGCAGAAATTACATGCGAATTGGCATCCTAGAGAAGTTTGAATTGCTGCGTAAGGAGTCCTTTTCGATTCGTCATATTCAGAATGCCATAGCGGAGATCTATACAAGTCGAGAGGAGATTTATCAAATGGCAAGAGATCCCAAGCGTATCCCGGTAAATCTATATCCATTCTGTCGTTTGGAACAACTTTTTCTGGAGGATTTATTGTTACTACTCCATTTTTTCTCCAAACTATGCCTTTAATTTCTTCTAAGTTAGAAAAATCATTTAAAGCAGCAAGATTTCTTATGGCATAAACACCTTCATTTGTGCAAGCGAAATCTATAGACTCTTCTTCTTTTAAGCATTTAATAGGAAGAGCTTGGACATAAGAGCCGATATAGCAAATTGGAATTTTTACATTTTTTGATTTTAAAAATTTAGAAACAAAAACAGCTCCAGACATATTTACTGTCCCAGCATTTACATTTTGCCCGTATACGACAAAACATAAAAGCTTGGGTTTCAGTTCATTTATTCTGTCTAGAATAGACTCGTTGCTAAGTCTTTCGGCGTTGATATCTAATATTCCGACTTTAAATCCGATTGACCTACAAGATTCAGCCAATAATAATGCCCAAGTAGGAGGTTCTATTGCAGAATAAGATTCAGAAAGACTTTGATAAATTCCAGAAGAGTTGCCGGGAGATATGAATAGTATGTCCATAATTATAATTGTTTTATCCAAGTATTAAATCCAATAAGCTCAATATCATATCCAAAATGATCAAAAGTAGCTTGAATAACCCCTTGATGTCTTGGCGGGTTTCCAGTGCAATCTTTATTTAAAATATTAGGATCTTTTGTTTCGTTAACAAATTCAAATCCTTCAAAATCATGACCGCATAAAAAACCTCCTTTTTTAACTTTTGGAATACATAACTTAATATCAGAATATACGCTATCATATGCGTGGTCGGCGTCTATAAAGCAAATATCTAAAGAGTTATCTGGTATTAAAGGAATCATGTCTTGACTTTTGCCATCTTTTATTTCAATTATATCAAGATATTCAGAAAGATTGGTTTTGAATTGTTTCAAAATTAATTCATGATTATCTTCATTATACCCATGCGGTCCTACTACGTTAAGATTTCCTTTAAACCAGTCTACTATATATATTTTTCCTTTATTTTTTTTTATTGTTTTTACATAGCCAATCGTTGTAGAGCCATCGAAAGAACCAATTTCAGCAACTGTGATTCCGTTTTTTGCATTTTTATGTATTAAATTAGTAAAAGCAAAATTTTGCTCTGTTATAAAATTTTTTATCATAGATTTGTGAAATCTTTATTTTTATATTTTATTATTTGTTGATATCCACAAATCAACTCACTGATTCCAGCCTCTAAAGAAAAATTTGGGCTCCATCCGTAAGACTCTATCTTTTCGTTTGATACCCTATAATTCCTTTGATCGAAATCTTTTTTAAATTCATTTTGAACAATAACTAGTTCAGGAACAAATTTTTTGATCGTTTCAACGAGTTGTAGTTTATTAAGATTAGCGTCAGAAAGACCAACATTAAAAGCGTTGTTGTTGCAATTCAGATAGCGATTAACCATGAAAGAAAATGCTTTGGCTACGTCTCTGACATGAATATAGTTTCTTATAAAATGAGATTCAAAAAGAACCAAATAACCATCAGTTAATGATTTATATACCAAATCGTTAACAAGAAGATCCATTCTCATTCTGTAAGACATTCCAAAAACTGTGGCAAGCCTTAGCGCTATTCCATTTCCAGAGTCTAATAGAGCTTTTTCTGCATCACATTTAGTTTCAGCGTAAAGAGAAAGAGGTTTAAATGGACTACTTTCAGTAATAATTTCAGTAGAAGACCCATACTGGCTATTAGTATTCGGCAATATGATTCTGTGTCTAGGGCTAGAGAATTTAATTACATTTTTTATTTGATTAAGATTAATGTCTATAGCTGCTTGAGGATTAACTTTGCAAGCTGGCATCCCAACTATTGCAGCTAGTGGAATAACAACTTCGTTCTCTTTTACAAACTTTTCCAAAAGCGCGGAATTTCTTACGTCGCCAAGAATAAACTTAAAAGATTTGTTGTGAAAAAATCCACTCAGAGAAAGTTGGTTGTAACATAAATTATCCAAAACTGTTACCTCATGCCCTTCTTTGAGTAAGGTTTCAGTAAGCACTGATCCTAAATAGCCAGCTCCTCCTGTAATTAAAATTTTCATATTGTGTATTTTATAATTTCTTTTAGTAAATCTTTTCCATCTTTATAGTTTTCAAGCCACTTATTTTCTTGATTTTTCTCTCCTATTATATCTGAAATATACTTAAAACACAAAAAATTTACACCCATTGTTTGGCATGTTTTTGCTAACGCAAAAGCTTCCATATCAACACAATTAGCGTGTTTATTTGGGGTTTCAGTTACAAAATTATCAAAAGTAAGACATGTGTTTTTAGAAGCTTGAAATACTATATGTTCTTCCACATAGTTTGGATAGCTTAATTGTCCATCTATAAAAATACCGCATTCGATAACAGAACCTTTTCTATGATTTATTCCGCCAGCAGAACCAACGTTTATGACTAGTTGAGTTTGCGGATTTTTATTAAGATAATTGCAAATGCTTAAAGTAGCATTTACTTTTCCTACTCCAGTATAAATGACTGGAAATTCATTATCGAATGGAAATTCGGGCTTTATTGCCGTTGCTATAATAAAATTTTTCATTGATCTCTTTGGGAAAGTATAGGGTTTTTAATAGGCCAAAAAATATTATAAGATGGATCGTTCCATTTAACATGGATTTGATCCTTTTGGGCTACATATTTATGTGTTAATTTATAATGAAATAAACACTCTTCAGAAACGCAAAGGTGAGCGTTAACGCAACCATTTGGAACCAAAATTTGCAATTTATTATGCTCGTTTAAATTAAACGCCTGATGTATGCCATAAGTCTTTGAGTTTTTTCTAGTATCTAGTACAACAAAGTAAATAGATCCTTTTAGGCAGTCTATGAGTTTCCATGCGAATTGATCTCCGTGAAAGCCTCTAAGTGAGTTTTTACTAGATTTGGAATAACTATCTATTAAGAACTTTGGTTGTTGCTTTTGCCATTCTTCACTGGAAGAAAATATTTCTTGATACTTTTCGTCGTCGTATCCTTCAAAGTTTTCGCCTCTGAAATCATAAAATGATTCAGGCTTTAATATAAAAAGATCTTGTATATTTGAAGTGGAGCTAAGATTTTCTAGTTTCATTTATTTTAGATTTTAGCTTCTGTACTTCTTTAGATATATCTAGAGAATATGGATCGACAGAATTTCTAGCAGAATTCATTCTCATTTCTGCGGCGGTTATATCTGGATTTATTACCGCTTCAACAGTTCTGTGTAAAATGTGGTCTATTTGAAGATTTGATAAATCGATAACTCTATCAATAGAATCATAAACTCTATATATAGAAGAGTCTCCGCCTAGGCCAACAAAAGAGTCGTACATGAAAAAACCAATAGTATTAACAGCCTCTCTAGATATAATTGGAAATGAACAGTAGCCTTTTGAATGATCTCTATCTGCGCTATTGCAAGATGTTTTGCAATAATAAATATTGTCGGTTATATTGTTTTCTTGCTTATATTTATTGATGTTTTCTTCGGCAATCAAATCCCAGTCTTGGGTGATTATCTGAATGTCATCATTGCAAACAAAAATATTATCTCCTCTAGAAAGGAATACTAGTTCGTTTATTGATTTATGAAGATTGGTTGGTCTATTACCACAAAAAAATTTAACATTTAAATTAAATTTATACTCAGCAAGTTTTAAGGATTCGGGGTCGTCGTTATCAATCCTTATTAAAATTTCTACATCTTCTTTGCTTTTTGTTTTTTCAAAGATAGACTTTATGAAATTAAAAAGAAACTGAGGTCTTTTTCTGGAATTAAGAATTAGGCTGAACTTCATTTAATTGAAGATTGCTGTGAAGATTTTCTAGTATGAATTTTTCTATGGCTTCTTGATCGTCATTGATATTTTTAGTTTTAAAGACTTTCATTACTCCATCTTTGGCGTACTGATTAACAAACATTAAATCTCTAATCTCATCAGGGAAGTCTCCAATAATACAAATAGTATTTATCTTTTGCATGGAAGACATAGATTTGAAACAACTGTCTAAACCAATAAGTGTTTTACAATATTTAACAGCAGACAAACTATACAATATATTGTCAAACGATACAAATTTTACATTTTCAGATTCTTCTAATCCATAATTCGAAAGCTCTTTTGGTGATCCAAATATCAAATAATTATAGTTGTTGCTAATAATATTTTTTGTTAGCTGTAATGGAATTATTTTAGCTGGTAGATTAAACTCGTTATAAACTGAAGTAGCAAATCCACTTCTGAATGGGTGTATTCCTATGATATCTTTTTTAGAAGAGAAAGAATTAGCCAAATTTTCTGCTGCTAAATTGGCTTCTTCGCCAAAATCAAAAGAAGAATAAAATGCCCTAGGAGTTTCTTGTATGTCGTTTTGATTTTCTTTGGCGTGAACTTCTTTGATAGCGTCTACTTGAGAGTTATGGCTATCCATGTCGTCGAACTGGTAAAAAGAACAATTTGTGGCTCCAGCGTGATCAAATATTTGCTTTACACCTTTAAAATGAGAATGAACTATGTATTCTGCTTGTGGATAATTTTTAATAAACCAAAAATGCTGTAGCAAGTCTCCGATTCCGCCTCTAATATAAAACTTCATAGGTAAAAATATATTAAGGTCTAACTATGGAATTTTCCATAAAATTAGACCTTAACTTTATTGTTTTTAATTGTTAGCGAATAGGGCAAGCGCCAGAAGAGCATTCAGCCATATCAAGCATTTCACTGCTGTTTATAGATAAGGATGAGATAGGCTTAACTTTAGAAGAAGCTGACAGATAAGTTTCTTCATCAATTTCTTGATAGGGAGCTTGTTTAAACCCATGATTTTTAAATAATAAAAAGCTAACGCTCTTAATATTATGCTCGTAGTTATTTTTTAGCCAGATTTTTAAGGATTCAAGTTCTTCTGGTTTATAATACGCTGTTACAGAAACGGCGTTATCAGACCAGTCTGTCTGTAGTTTCTTAACCATGTCAAGCTGCTTCAGTACGTCCATATCCTTGGCAAGTATGGAGCCTTCAGGAGTTTTACATGGGAAATAGACTACTACAGTATCCCTATTTTCTGTGCCATCAAAATTAACCAAAAACTCAACATGATAACCCATGTCCTTGCAGATTTGGACTAGATTATCAGAACTAGACATGCGCACGGTCCTCATGTAATACTGACTGAAGGCCGGGTGAACTCCGGGGGTTGCTCCGCCAAGAAGACTTAGCGTCCCAGAAGGCTTGACAGTCGTGAGCTTAATGCTCTCAGGCCATCCGCGATGCTTGCTCCAAGCTTTATCGAAAGAGCGTAAAGAAATATAACAGTCATCAAGCCAATCAAGCTTGTGTAAAGACTGACAAACGCCAGTAATACCAAGGCCGAGACGCATATTTTTATGGACAATTTTGTTAGTTTCTTCATGGATGAAAGGCAAGGAAGCTATTGCTTTTTGAGTTTTATAAAGAAGTGTGGCGCAATCAATTAGTTCTTCTTTAGATTCGATATTGTTTAAATATAGTTCGCACAGGTTACAACATTCGTAATTTGAAAGACTTATCTCAGCGCATGGGTTAGTCATTTCGCAATTATCAAAATCTGTAGGATACATTGAATTGTTGGAGATGAGCCCATCTTTAATTCTTCCAAATTTTTGAGACAATGGAAGATTAAAAAACCCATAAGGCTCTCCATTAGCATATCCGCTATCTTGATTTATTTCATATCCGTTTTTCCAAACCTCTTCAAGCACATGACTATAGCTATCGGCGTATATCGTGTTGTTGCTCATAGCTCTCCAATTGGGAACGTTTCCAGTTCCCCAGTTTTTAGCGCGAAGATATAAGATGTCGTCTGGATCGCCTAGAGCAATCTCAGCGCTTCTACGAACATTGCCAGCAACAACAATGCTGCCGATGATATTGCAAATATCCAAAACATCAATTGAACGAAGTTTTTTTCCTTCTCTGGATTGAAATATCTTTGTGATTTTATCGATTCCATCAATAAGGATTTGTGGACCGCTAGCTTTTCCCCCAAAGCCCTTGATCGGCTCACCATACCCACGAATAAGGATCGTAGAGTAAGAGAACGATTTGCCAGACACATAGAACGCATCAAGAACATTCGAAAGTAAGTTAACCCACCCTTCGCGCTTGTCTGGAACGATATAATCAGCATCTTTAGTGCCTTCATGTATAACAGTTACACCTTTCTTTATTTTGGGGAGTTCATGAACATCTTCTCTGCGAATGCTATAGCCAACTCCGCCTCCAAGCATCAAGTTTTCAAAAAGGAATAAAAATGCTTTTGGCTCTCTCATGGCAACTGCCCAGCAATTTAAAAGAGAATTAGCCCCAAACCTATCAACAGTAGAGGTGCCTAGTTGCCATAGCATTCTTCCAGCAAAATTGCATTTAAGATTAAAAACATAATCATAAATTCTCTCAGCTTCGTCTTTGGTATATCCTGCGCCGATTTTTTGCGCACCATTAACGCAGCGCTCTACCGTTTCAAACCATTCCTCTGTGGAGCCATCGTCCTTGTTTCTAGCGTAGGTTCTTTTGTATACAATATAACCTAATCCGTTAAAACCCCAGTTCGGTTGTCTGTTTTTATATTTATTTAAGAAGTCTTTTGAAATGATGCTCATAATAAGGGGTAATGATTACACATTAATGACGTTCAATAGAATTAGTCAAGTTGAATTTTCGGCATTTCTGAAGGGTTTATTTTTTCTTTGTATTTCATTCCTTTTCTTTTTTTAGAATAAGACTCTTCAGCTTTCTTTTTTACAGGGTCTTCGCCATGAATTTTAGCTCTTTTGTCGCTTAATTCTTTGGAATAGTCCCAAATTTCTCCCATTGTACCTTTCATTTTACCAGTCTTTTCTACAAATTGAGTAGCGGATTCTGGGTTGATTTGAGAATCAATAGATGCATTAGGTACTGTAAACACTCTTTCATACTCAATTCCATTCTCTGAGTATTTATGATCTTCGTTCATGAATTGGAAAACTTGAACAATAGAACCATTTTTAGGATTTTTAAAAAGGTAGAATGGCATATTAAATCATCAATAAAAGTTTGTTTGCTAAATCAGAATATTTAAATTCTTCTTTGATCTTCAATCCGCTTTCATTTACTCTATTTTCTTTTACTCTAGCTATCGCTAACTCGCATCCATATATGAAAGCTTCGTCATCAAAGTCATAAATATAACCTTGATTAAAAGAAGAGCCTTTTTGGAAAAACTTGTCATCATAAACTTCAATTTTTCCATTTGGCTCTACAAGAACTGAGTTTTCATTCGTGGCCCATTCTTTATATGCAGTTGCATTTAATATAACAGCGTGTTTTCCTAAAGCTACAGATTGGAACTCTGGCAAGCCCCAGCCCTCACCGCCAGACATTCCAATAACAATATCTGAAGAGTTCAAATAATCATTATATATTGAATTCTTCGGCATATGATTTAAGAATGATATATTAAAGAAAGACTGACTTTCCAATATATTTCCATATATTAATTTAAGTTCGTTAGGATCAGGATAAAATTGATTATGGATTGCGCACTGTAGCGCGTAACGCTTGTCTTTGCCGAATTTTTTAGCCCACGCTTTTATAATTTTAGCGTGGTGCTTACGTTTTTCAAATTTACCGCAAAGATTAAATGTTATTCTTTCGTCGTCAAAATATTTTTTGTTTGTCGGTTTGAAATGAAGAGAATCAAAACCAAGTTTGCACATTTCAGTTTTTAATCCGTGATGTTCAAAAATAGATTTTGTAAAAGAAGATGTGACACAAAGCTTGCTGTATTTTGCTATATTTATTTCAGCTTTAGTAAGTTGATCTGTTTCATGAAAAGTAAGTAAGACTTGATTGTCTGAGTAAGTTCTCCACGAATCATTAATATGCCACAGCCTGATAATAGGAGTTTCTCTGCTGTGTTTAAATAAAGATAATTGATGATTAGAAGTTATCCATTTTATGAATCCTTCATCAAAGTCGTAAGCCGAAATATCTATTGGGTGATCAGAAGCTTTGAAAATAGATGGGTGAAGGCCCATCTTATAAAATTCGTAAAGTAAATTAAAACTTACTTGACCGAAACTTAAGCTATTTAATGGAAGCTGTACAGAAAAGTTCATAAAAAAACCTACCTATTGTTATAGGTAGGTGAAAAAGATTTTCTATATTTTTTAGTCCTTTTTATAGGACATCAGCTTCGTCGAGCACTGGCTCTGGCTTAGCGATCTTTTTGCTTTCGTGTTTAACAGGCTGGGCGGAATTCGCATTATCTTCAGACTTCTTCTCCGAAAGATATATCCTGAAGTCCGGAGCCTTATCCGTCTTCTTATCCTTGTTGGAAAAAATGACAACGTCAATTTTCCCCTCCAATGATGTCTGGATATGGCCGGTCATATATTTCTGGCTCTTATCTTTGCTGAGTTTAGTCCATAATGCACCAACCTCGCGTCTGTTCCACTTGTTTTCGTTTGCGTTCTCGTTCATTCAATATAATATGGGTCAAAGACTTACAAAAGTCAAACAAAATCGACAAAATCTTTGCTCGTAACTTTATTTTTCAAGAAAATTCTTGTCTTTTCGTGAAGATTGATTGCTGTTTGAGTGCTAACCCCAAGTTTTTTGGCGATAGAATTCCAAGTAGCCAGCTTCTCCTCTCCTGAGAAATACCTAAGCTCATACACCTTTTTTATCCTTTCATCTTTGAGAGAAGACAGCAGAGAATTTAAATACTCAAATGTCTCATTGTTTTTATCAAAAGATAATACAATATCCTTGTTATTAAAGAAATCTATTTTATTATCCTCAGAAACTATATATTTCTTGTTTGAGTTAATATAATTCAAAAAATGATACTTGACGCAGTTGCAAAACCAAGTTGAAAACTTCGTTTTCTGCTTCGCATCGAAAGATTTTACTGCTTTATAAAGAATAAAGTCCTTCTCAGCTTTAATATCACTTATATTCATTCCAGCCCTCATCAAGGCTGAAGAATATTTCTGAACTATCGAGTAGTAAAAGTTATCGTATCCTTTTGATAGAGATACGAAACTATCGTTACAGTTAAGATCTTTAATTTTCTTTATTAATCTTAACTCATCCTTGTTAATATTGTTTTTTACTTTAGCCATAGTGTTTTCCTTTTAGACATTGGAAAACAGCCATCGCCTTTATAACTTTTCCCTGAGTTGGCTTTTAAGAAATAGCAGGTCAACTGAAATTGTTAGATTTCAGTTTATTTAACCCAATCCTACCCGCTTCAGTCATCGCATCCCCGGCTTTAGTGAGTCCGTGTAGCTCGCGACTAAGATTGGCTATTTTCTGCTAACTGTTTACGGTTGACTTTTTTTTCGACACAGCCATCGCCTTTTCCCTTGAGAGGATTTAAGTTTCTAGCAGTTTTTCACAGGGGCCTTTAGGACGCCGCTTCTCCCGAACTAACGCTGGGATTTCTCCCAACCGCCTGTGGTCTTTTTACGGGCTTGTTGTCTCTTACGAGTTTTAAATGGGTTTCCCCAAGTGAGCATGGTTTTGCTCTAGCTACCACCAACACCGCACAGTAAGTTAAAAAGAACAATGATCCGTTTCCCTTGAAAGTCAAGTTACTTCTGCAAATCTTTTGGCGAAACTTTAGATGCAATAAATATTAAATTTTTAATATCTTTTTCCGTTATATTTTTCGGATCGCTCTTTTCGGCTTCGTTTTGGAGAACTTCGCAGACGTTATTTATTACACTCGAAATTCCAGCAGCAAGAAGATAGTTGAGTTCGATTTGCTGAGAAAATGCCTCTAGCGACTTAAATAAAATCCAGTAATCAGATCCTCCAACTGAACAGCTTCTGAGCAGACCAGAAGTTTCCATATCCTTCAACGCACATCTTAAAGCGGCTTCGTCTTCCTCTTCGTTTTCTGTAACCATTACGATTTCTTTAAAATGGGTTTTTAAATTTAAAACAGTTTTTTTGTTGAAAAACTCATTGATTAACTGATAAGCATCTAAAATAGTCATATTAACAGTATTACAATAAAATAAAAAAAATCAACTTTTAAATTGACTTTTGTTCTTTCATATCCCATAATCAAGCGTGGATGTTTTTATAAAACTTTTAAGTGACGTGGCTAAAACCCCGACCCAAGGGACAGCTTTTTCGGCTGGGTATGACCTTTACTCCGCAGAAAGCACAACGATTGCCAGATTTGCAAGAAAGTTAATCAAGACAAATATTAGCTTGGCTATTCCCATTAATTATTATGGAAGGATAGCTCCTAGGTCTGGTTTAGCTTTTAAAAACGGTATAGATGTTATGGCTGGAGTTATAGACTCCGACTATAGAGGTGATATTGGTGTAATATTATATAACACGGACGAAAAGGAATTCGTAGTTAATGTTGGCGACAAGATCGCTCAAATAATCATAGAACCATGCGCTTATTCAAACTTTGTAATATCAAAAGAATTGCCAGCTTCTAAGCGTGGAGATGGTGGTTATGGACATACTGGCTAACATTTCTAACGCAGCCGCTTGTTCTGCTGTATCTTTCTTGATTTACAAGACTGATTTCATAGCTGAATATGGAAAGCTTATTGGCTTATCTAAGCCTTTAAGGTTAAGCGAGTATTTCTGTCATAAAATATTAAGCGGCGGCAAGGCGTCTTATTTTGATTTTCTAAAGTCCAAATACGATAATTTTATCGCTAGATTACTATCATGTCCTTTTTGCTTAGGGTTCTGGCTTTGCTTGATCGCAAGTAAATTTAAAATTGATGTTTTAACGTGCTACTTCTTTTACGTTTTATTTTACAAGATCATAAACAAGTAAAATGACAAAAATATTAGAAATAAATGGCTTCTTTTCCTTTTGCCAATTTCTGGCAAAGCACCCAGAAGAAATAATAAAAAATAAAGAATTAGAAAATCTTTTAGATTTTTGTTTTAAAGCCGTATCAAACTGTAATTGCTCCGAGAAAGACAAGGAGGAAGCCGTGTTCTTAAATGAAGAGTTTGAAAAAAGAATGTTATCTATGCCTGAAGACTGCATAAATAATATAGGCAACCTATTTTGTTCTAATGGTAACTATAGCGAAGGATATATAGTTTTTCCAAACTCAAACAATAAAATCAAAATTAAATGAACGACATTAAAATTCAAATAAACAAAAAACTAATTGGCAAATCAGTTAAGGTTTTAGATGAAGGTTTTGAATGGATTGGCGAAGTTGTAGATGTTAGAGACGAAGAGTCTTTCGTTGTTTCTAACGGAGAATCTTTATCTGTTGTCGATATTTTTAATATAAGATCTCTCGATTAGGTGTAATAAACAAATATGCCATTACCTAATCCAAGAAAAGGCCAAGACCAAAACGCGTTTATGTCTAAATGCATGGGAGACGAAACAATAAAGAAAGAGTTTCCCAATCAAAAACAAAGAATAGCCGTTTGCTTGAGCCAATTTAAGAGGAAAAAAGCTACAGCTTCCGAAGACACAGATTGGGACAGCATCTTCGACGAAGATTTCATTTTATTTTAATAAAAAAAGAGGCGCGTTTTTCAACGCGCCCTTGTTTTTAAATGAATGTTAACGCTTTCCGGTGTTTCCTGAATTACCGGCACTTCCGCCCTTTCCGACATTGCCAGTAGAGCCTCCGTTACCGACATTTCCAGTAGAGCCTCCCTTACCGACATTTCCAGTAGAGCCTCCTTTACCGACATTACCAGCATTACCAGCGGATGATGTATTGCCGACATTTCCGACGTTTCCAGTCTTAGCTGCGGCCTTTTTTTGCTTTTTTGTCTTACTCATAACGTAATATATTAAACTAACTATTCTAAAAATCTAAAAAAAATCTTGACTTTTTTATTTCGGAGAAGCTCATTATTAGTGTGGCAGGAATAGAAGATAAACCTCTTTGTTTATGCTTGAATAAAAGATGGCAGCGGATTGGTATAAAATCCGTCAGGCAAGCTTTTAATGAATTGGTTAGCCCATTTTGTTCTGCTTTAAATATTGTTTATAGGCAAAATGAAGATGGTTCATTTGATTTCAATGATGTATTAGACATTCAAGCCCTTAAATGGGAAGATTGGATTAAACTTCCAATTCGCTCTTGTGATTTTGAGATCAGAACCAGCAAATTAACAATCAGAGTTCCAACAGTTATCGTTTCTTCCAGATACTCTGAAATGCCTGAAAAAAGATACAATCCAACCAAACATAATATTTGGATTAGAGATAATGGAACTTGTCAGTATTCTGGTAAAAAACTACAGAAAGAAGAAGCCAACATTGACCACCCAATGCCAAAATCGAGAGGAGGCCCAAATACTTGGGAAAACATGGTGCTTTGCCATAAAGATATAAATTCCAAAAAGGGCAGCAAAACCCCAGAAGAAGCTGGTCTTAAATTAATAAGACAGCCTAAAAAATTGCAACCTACGTTGTTTTGTGACGCTTTAAAGTTTAATAACCATATAGATTGGGCTTTATTTTCAAAATGAAAAAAATAATAGGAATATCAGGGTTAGCTGGCGACGGCAAGGATACTGTTTGTGAAATGTTTTCAGCATTTTTTAAAATTGCTGGATTTGAATTTCAAAGAATATCCTTAGCAGATAAACTTAAGGAAAAGTGCGCTCCAGCAATGAAGGAGATGTTCAAGATCGATCCTACTAACTGCCCCAGAGAAGACAAGGATAAGATAAGAGACTACCTTGTATTTTACGCTAAGGTAGCGAGAATAGAGTCTAAAGGAAAGTTTTGGACATCTATTGTTGACGAAATCATAAAAAAAGACAATATTAAACCCAAAACCAATAAAATATATTGCATTCCAGATATTCGTCATGCTTATTATCCAGAAGACGAGGCTCAATGGGTCAAAAAAAACGATGGTATCTTAGTTCATGTTAAAAAATACACCATAGAAAGCCCATCTCCCTTTAGAATCAAGTATTCACAACCCATAAATCAAGAAGAAGCATTCAATACGCCAATAGTTGAAAAACTTGCTGATTTCGTCTTGGAATTAAGCGATTGCTCCCCACTTAAACCATCTCAAAATATTACCAGCATTCAAGCAGTGTCAGAGACATTTCGCATGATCATCGACTCAATTGAAGCGTCAAAAAGTCACTCTAAGTCGCTAAAATCAGGAAAAAACGCCTAAAACAAGCTGGCATATCAAATGCTAAAAAAAATTGTCTATGAATACATTACATAAATCAACTGAAGAAGCAATAAAGAAAATCAACAGTTATGCAACCCTGTCTTTGTGGGAAGAGACTGAGTCAAGTTATGATTTTGAACTTGATGTTCCGGGTTTTTCTAAGCCTGAAATAGCCGTCTCTACTAAGGGAACCATGCTGAGTGTTTCTATCACGCCAAACGAGAAGAATAAAAGAGAAGCTTTCAGCGCAGAATATCGTCTTCCGCAAATCGCCAATTTAGGAGAAACACAGGCTACCCTAGAGAACGGAGTCTTGTTCGTTAGCGTCCCTAAAAAAGAGCAGGAAAAAGCCAAGCCTATTTGCATAAAATAACTTGACTTTATTATAGAAAAGATTCATAATTCATTGATATGAATAAGTACACTATTACAGTAACGGAATCAGATAGCGGCAGACTTGCTATTATCAGCGTGTCTCAGCTAACCAAGGTTAATCAGCACAAGACCATTTCTAAGCCGTTGGCTAGAAACGCTTTTGGCTTTGCTGACGCCTCAGACCCGCAAACGCTCACCAAGCGAGCGGCAAGGAAGTCGCGCTGAATCCAAGGGGGCGAAAGCCCCCGTTTTTTTTACATGGATAAAATTGACATCATTTTGAAAACTTGCGACTTTTATAAAAAAGAATGCAAGAAAGTATTAGCCGAAAGCATAAAATGCAAAACTGTAAAAGAAAAGAAAGACAACCTAGTAAAATTAAAAACCCTAAAAGCTAAAATAATATTTGAAATTGAGCAAATAAACAAAATAATAAAAGAATCACAAGACGGGGATGAGTGGAAAGATGGCTGAGTGGCCTAAAGCGCGGGTTTGCTAAACCCGTGAACTTTAATCGGTTCCGAGGGTTCGAATCCCTCTCTTTCCGCCATTAAAACGCTGTATATCCGTAAGTTCTTCCAGACCTTAAATAAGGATAAAACTCTGGGAAAGAGCCAGCCACAATATCGTCTCCAACAACTTGTTTTGGGTCCAACCTTCTAGCTCTGTAAGCACCAATCAAAAACTTAAGCTCTTCTTCCTCTTGTTTTTTCTCTGCTGAAACTGTTCTTATTAATTGTCCTCTGTCTACTTTTCTTACTTTGAATTCTCCCTCTTGAACTTCCACTACAGGGTCTGAATCTGTAACCGATAATTTAGATCTTATAACCACAGAGTATCTATAAACCATGTATAATTTTTTTAAAATTGCCACTGCATTTATATCTATTTCAGCGCTATTATTGTCTGCGTCTGTTATTTCGTAATCGCTAGAAATGACAAAATTAGAATACAACAAACTATTTAAATATCCAACGTTTGCCCTAACCCAATAAGAGATAGCGGCTATACTTAAATCGGATGGTTCCCCTAAATCAAAATAAATTTCTTGAGCTATATCAACTACTTTCATATTAGTATGTTATTTCTGGGTTTATTGTGAATTTTCCATAATCTATAACTTTAGAATAGTTAACCCCAGAATATATTTCTATGCTATATAAAGCTTTTGTAACTGGGGTTCCAGTTGTTTCGTTTCTTCCCAATTCTACTTCTACCAATCCGCTAACATAAGAAGACCCTAGATTTCCAGATACTATTGTTGGATTTAAATTAATTAATATTCCAGAACTTCCATAACTATACCTTACAAACCCAGAAATAGTGTACCCACTCAAATTAAGAGCCGATCCATTCTCATCTACTCCTGTAAGCCGTTTGTAAAAGTAATTGCCTTTTGTTATGGCTAAATCCATAATATACATTACACCTTAAAACAAAAACTTAATTAATTTATAAAAAAGCAAGCCTCAAAAAATAGCAGATTTTCGGCTTGACAAAATTTATAAACTGACCACCATTGTATCGGTGAAGCAGAAATTGGCAAAAAGAGCCATTCAAATTGCTCAAAATTTATGTCCCATCAATCGCGAGATGCGGGCTAGTCATGTTGCGTTTTTAATCAAATCGAGTAAAATTGAAAAAATAGGAGTAAATAAAAGAAGAACTCACCCAGAAATATCCAATCACCCTTATCACGAAGGACACGTTGGTATTCACGCGGAGTTGGATTGCATTTTAAAAGTTGACAAAGAAGATCTTTCTAGCTATAAAATGTTAGTTCTGAGAGTGGATAAAAAAGGGAAACTTTCCATGAGCAAGCCCTGTCCCGGCTGCCAAAGCCTTTTGAAACAATTTAATGTGTCAGAAACTTGGTACAGCAATAAAAATGGAGAAATAGAAAAATTATGAAAATTTCCAGCAACAACAAAAAAATCCTTATCTTTTCTGATCCGCATCAAGAATTAGATAAGGTAAAGAAAATAATACAAGCTGAAAAAGCCGACATAAATGTTTGCTTAGGCGATTGGTTTGATAGTCATTTTCGCGACGACGATAAGGATTGTCAAAATGCAGCAGCTTATTTAAAAGAAGAGTTTTTGCCGAGCAATAATAATATCACTCTTTTTGGTAATCATGACATTCATTATCTATTCAACAATAGATATACGATTTGTAGCGGTTATGAAGACAGAAAAGCAAATATTATTGACAAAACGATAGGAAAAAACAAAGAAGAATTCGTTAGAAAATTTTCTTGGTTTTTCTATATCGATGAATTTCTTTGCACTCATGCTGGTTTACATAAAATGTTTATTAAGCCTTTCGTTTATAGCCAAGAAGATTTGTATGATTATTTAACAATCCAAACAAATGAGGCAAATATAAATATAAGGACAAATCAAAATCACTGGATTTATGCCGCAGGTAGGGCTAGAGGTGGAAGTCAAACCAAAGGCGGTCTTGTGTGGTTAGATTTTGATTCTGAATTTAGCCCCATAGAAGATATAAACCAAATAGTCGGCCACACGCACCGCAAGCAAGGCAGGATTAAATCCTACGCTGGAACAGAAAACTACTGCATAGACACTAACCTTAATCAATGGATTACAATATCTAATGGTAAAATGGAAACCAAAAACTACTCTGATTTATGAGCTATCAACTATATTTTGATTTTAGAACTCCAGAGCAGAAAGCTGCTCATGACGCGTCCGTGAAAGAAATAAATACAGAGCTAGACGATATCTTTGATGAAGAAGAGCGTTTAGATAAATTCTTAGATCTTATCCCTTTTGGCGTCGGGCATAAGGTTCGTGAATTTTATTATTCTTGCAGATGGAATATTAAATGCACTTATCAAAAAATTCGCTATGGAGTTTCTGACGACGATATTTTTTCATTATATGATAATATATCTAAATTTCTTATTCCAAGATTGCAGTACTTTAAAAAGCATGGTAAAAAAGGAATTCCAGTAGAATTTGTTCCCCATGATTACCATCTTCTTTCCGAAAGCGAAATGAAGATCGCAGATGAAAAAGCCGACAGAGAATGGGGTTCTATTCTTGATGAAATTATTTTTGCTTTTGATTATACTATCGACAGTGATAAATACGCTCCATTTCCTGAAATCTTGATGAAAGATCCTTTTGATAAAATTAATTTCAATCGAGATAGAACTCCAGAAGAAAAAGAAGCTTGGAACAATTATATAGCTCTTTGTAATCAACTTAATGAGCGCAAGAAAAAGGGCTTAGAACTTTTCGCAAAACATTTTGATAATTTATGGGTTTAATAATATTATAAAAAAAATGAACTTCACACTAGAATCAATAGATCCAGAATTGGATAAATTAATAAACAAGTATGGATCTGATAAAAATCTTAGCAAGTATAATTTAGTTTATTCTAAGCTTTTTAAAGATATTAAATTAGATGTGACTTCAGTTTTAGAAATCGGAGTTGGCAGTTTAACTTCCGAAAGCTCAAGTTTTGCTGGCATCAAAAGATTTTTTCCAAACTATTCTCCCGGTGCGTCTTTAAGGGTTTGGCGTGATTATTTCCCCAACGCTTTCATTCATGGCGTTGATATAGGAGAAGACTGCTTAATAGAAGAGGACAGGATAAAAACTTTTATTTTTTCTTCTACTCGCCACGACAAGTGTTTGGAGCATTTATTTGAATATAAATATGATATTATAATAGATGACGGAGATCATCAAGGATTGAGCCAACTTTTAACTTTTAAAAATCTAATTCCTTTGTTAAAGGAAAACGGATATTATTTTATAGAAGATGTTGGCGGTTGCGGTGGCTATTTAGCGACAGACGGAACCTCTTATAATCCTCAGCTATTTGGTGAATATAAAGATGAATTTTATAAAACTGTAGAAAGATATGAGCAAAAAGCTTATGTAAATACAAGACCAATTATAATAACAAAAAATCCAATGACTTTTGGTTTATAGTTTTATTTCTAAAATGAAATTTACATTAGAACAACGCAAATTTATTAAAGAAACCAAAGAAAAAGTAAAGGAGCTGGAAATCCAACAGCAAAATTTATATAATAATATGCTTAAAGAATTAGACGTGGACCCACAAGTCGAAGACTGGATGTTTGATTATATTTATAATTCTTTTGGCTCAATAAAAAATATTGAAACTCTAATCACAAAATCAAAATGCAAGATGACAGACCAATAAATATGATAAAGATTTCTCCAAAAGAAGAAAAAAATTATAAATTAGTCAAAGAAGGCCAAGATTTCGAAATTGGAGATTTAATTCATCTTGTTGATGATGAGTATGTTAAATTGAATAATGATAATCAACTTTTAAAAACAAAAATAACTAGGTACAGCAAAGTATTAAGAAAGGTAAAATGAGAATTGAAAGACTACATATTGTTCCCAAGGGCTGGGGATTCGAAAAATGGATTGTAAATAATGATAAATACTGTGGCAAAATTCTTTACATGGTTAAAGACCGCAGATGTAGTTGGCATTATCATAAGATAAAAGACGAGACTTTTTATGTCCAGAGCGGAGAATTAATTTTATATTATGGATGGAGTGATGAAATCGCTCTAGCTAGCTCTACAATATTAAAGCCGGGGGATCATTTTCATATTCCAGTAGGATTAAAGCATCAAATGGTAGCTTCGCAAGACACTGAACTATTTGAATTCAGCACCCAGCACCTTGACGAAGACTCTTATAGGATAGAAAAAGGAGATTGATTTATGTATAGAAAATTTCAATCTAAAGACCCACTGCTCGATAGTTTAATAGAAAAATACGGGTCAGACAAAAATTTAAGTGAATATAATTTAATATATGCTGAAATATTTCAAAAAATAAGATTCGATGTAAAATCAGTTTTGGAAATTGGTATCGGCAGTATGATTTCGCCGCACTCTAGATTCGATGGAATAAAAACTCACTACCCACACTATTCTCCCGGCGGTTCTTTAAGGGTTTGGAGAGATTATTTCCCAAACGCTTTTGTTCATGGAGTAGATATTGGAGAAGATTGCCTTATAGAAGAAGAGAGAATAAAAACATTTATTTTTTCTTCAACCTTACATTATAAATGCTTAGAAAATTTATTTAATTATAAGTACGATATAATAATCGATGATGGCGACCATCTTGGTTTAAGCCAACTTCTTACATTCAAAAATCTAGCTCCTCTTTTGAAAGAAAATGGTTATTATATTATTGAAGATGTTGGAGGCGGAGGTGGGTATCCAGTTACTGACGGCAGTCATTATAATCCTAATTTGCTAATAGAATTCAAAGATGAATTTTACAAAACAGCAGAGAAACATCAATTAACAGTCTACGCAAACAAAAGACCTCTAGTATTATCTAGAAACCATGTCGAATAAATCAAATTGAAAAAATGGATTCCGTTGTAAAAATATCCACTCCTTGCATAAGATATTGCAAGTTGAAGGATGGTTTTTGCGAAGGATGCGGGAGAAGCTGGGAACAAATTAGAGATTGGACTTCTTACTCTGAAAATACAAGGTTAGAGGTCATGAAAAGCTTAATCCCAAGATCTAAAATAAAAAGTAAATTTGACTAATATTTTGTGTAAGTAAGGTTGTTATGTCCAGCTTTACTCAAGATTATCCAGAGCATATTGGGTGTCATACAATTTATGATCCTCTAATAGATAAATATAGACCTATTTCTAGTGCTGATTTTTCTAACGGAAGCATAGCTGGGATTGATAAA